ACGCACAGTTAAACAATACTCTAGTATCATTCAATAATTCATAATATTGATTCTTATCTAGGTCTTCACATATACGTAATAGACCACGATTTTGCATATCTTGTGTACGCTTCATATAACTGTCGTTATTGCTTTTTAGTTTACTGCCACTAAACACACAGAACTCTACACCACGATATACACCATGACGATCCTTCTGTCCATAACGGTTGTAGAATTCTTCAATCACATCCATATAGAAGTCAGGTTGCTTTTCCTGATCCCATCTTGCACTAAATCCAATACGCATTGGTCGCTCATTGAATGGTTTGATGTTATTGTTAATACGACTACGAACTTCTTTTTTACCAAATGCTAATCCTGAAATATTGTAGATAGGAGCCTTCCAACCTGCAATCTTCATATGCATTACCATTTCTTCATTAGAAGCAAGTACACCATCAACGAATGAGTCAACCATCTTTTCATAGTGACCCATGAACTCACTCATGCCCCATACATGTACGAAATCATCCGGATCGATTGACTGAGCAAGACAACGGACAAATATACGAGGACGGAGATTAATAGGAACTTGCTTAAGTATATAAGGAAGACTTTCAATGCCCGGCTGAAACATATCTTCAAAGTATACAATATCTTCATAACTACACTCACCTTGTTTCATCATCCTTACTAGATTCATTAATTGACTCATACCAAAGTATGTACGTCCATGTGCATCTAATACTTGTCCAGTAACAATAGCCTGATCATTAGTTAATGTTTCACCAGGCACGATAACATATTTAATGCCTCTGCGTTTAAATACACTCTCATTCCAGTCTTGCAACTGTAGAGTATACCTTGCTTTATAGGGTTCAAGACCCATGTAAAACAGTTTTCTCATGGACGTGCGTCTTCCTGCCATTGATCTTTAGCCCACTTACCAGTGACAGCCTTAGTAAATTGACGATATGCAAAGCTACGCATATCGTACATTGTTGATTCATCAAACTTGTATCCGAAATCCTGACAGAATGCTAGATAGTTTTCTAGATCCTCAAAGATTTGTTGAACACGTGGGTTAGATTGTTGTTTTGCCATTTTTATTTCCTTTTAAATAGCGAGTTTATGTAAAGATGTTGTTGTGTTATAGACAATATGTGCACCATTCTCATTATCTTCTGATACTTGAATAGCGACACTACGATCTGGATACCGAGTTGCAATGACTTCATAGAGGTCATCACTAATCATTTCACAACTTTTGTAATCCAATTGAAGAATGCCTTGAGAATATTGATTCTCTAACCATCTTTTAAACTGAATAAACTCAATATCACGGTCGTTGTGAAATACTTCAATAGCCACATCAAAATGAAAGATGTGCCTATGTGGAGTAGCTAAAAAGCTAACATCATACTCATCACCTGTAGCAAGTGCTGGGTCTGTTGCTGCCGCTGGGTATTTATGAATACCTTCTTTTTGAAAACGTACAAAGATTGTACGTAATGCTTTATCTTTAATGCGAGAACGTTTCTCTGCCATTGCTTGTTCATGTTGTTCTATCATTTTTACTCTCCAAGTGCTTCATTCATAGCATCATCGCTATCTTCTATTACTTCTTCAAATTCTGGTTCATTATAAACTTCAAATAGTTCTTCAAACTTTGTTAGTGCATTAACAGTTTTCTTACCACTAATACCCTGACTACCTGATTGAAACTGCATCCATAATCTGCTGTTTGAATCAATCAAATCAATTGCTTCCTGTTTAGTTTTTTTACTAAATATTTCGTCAATAACATCTTTAAACAATACACGTTCAAATTGTTCATTCATTAACATTTTAGGAACAATACCATTCTCATATTGACGATTAGCCTCTTGAACTGCATTCATGTGCATCCAGACATTATGACTTTGAAGAAGTGTGTAACTCAACGTATCCCAACTGGTCTTAGTTTCTTTATTATGTTGTCCCAAGAACCCCTGACCACGATAACACATGTCCTTAAGCACTAGTTTATCAGTTACTGGACTATCTGTAAAGACTTTATGGATGCCTTCAGCTAATACAGCATCACGATATTTACGGGTATCATTAGCATAACTTTTCTTTTCGGCAGTCTTTTCCATACTGTATGACCATTTCTTATTATGCTCAATATTAGTATTGAAATAAGCTAGACCTTTAGCCGCACTAAAGAATGGGCTAGCACAATCAAATGTAAGCAGTAATTTTGGGTTATGATACTTACGAATAGCACGTTGGATATCAGTAAACAATACTGCATACTCTAATATACTTGTACCTAAACAATGAATCAAATCGTGTTTGCCTTCAACTAACAATCCATCATAAATGATATCAATCATACGTGTTAACATTAGGTGTACATCAATTTTATTCTGTCCCCCGAATGCCCAACCATTAAAGTGATTTTCTGGATATATGTTTGGGTCACAATACTTCTTCATTTCAGCATACCAATCATCTGACTGTTTATGTGTACGTCCCTGTAATACATTTAAGAACTTACATTTACCCGAACGATTGTTAATAAAGTATTCATTATTAATATGAGTAGCAGTAATAGCTTCTTCAATGGTACTTATACCATGAAGACTTACTCCGGTACCCGGAATAACATTACCTTCTTTATCTTTTTCAATTGTTTTAGGATCCTTCATATGAAAGGTAGTTAATGATTGTGAAGGAATATCAAGGACCATACCATAATCCATGTATGTATCCATCCAGTTCAATACAGCTTTACGCTTAATCATAGCTTTAGGACAATTAGGATCTTTCCAATCAGCAGGCCATTGACCTTTAAGAATCTGAAATCCACCAGAGTCACCTAACATAAATGTACCTTCTTCACGTTCTCTAATGATACTTTCACTAGGATCGTCTTTAGTAGTATCTAAGTTAGCATGACCAGCACTATACAATCCCCACTTGTAATAATAGAGACCCTCTTTACTGTTTAAGAAGTTTAGTTTCTCCACATCACCGTTGAATTGAGCAGGGATACGTGCAGGATCAAAGTACTCTTCACCTTTACGTTGTTTACCCAAACCAGAGATATAAAAACTACTGACTGCAGGTAAGAACAATGCCCAATCGGGATTTTGTTTTGCTGATAGATTATCTTGTTCCATTATTTCGCTTGTGCTGGGAGTAAGTAACGATATACTGCTAGACCACTGTCAACAACAATTTCTGTTGCACCCGCATCACCGATACGAATAATCTTATCGCCGGGTAGATCCATGATGCTTAAGAACTCTTTAACAGGCCACATCCATGCTTTATTCAATGTACCAGTAACACCGGGATGAAACACAAAGTTACCTGAGTGAGTTGATGGGTCACCAAAGTAAACCATTAGATTACCGTTTTCTGTTTTAGTAGTAAAGTTCTTTTCTTCACTATTAGCACTTGCTTGACGTTTTAGTCGTTGAATGCCAGCAATAGTAGGTTCAAACTCAACACCCCACGTAGTGCCTTTGAACATTACAGTCTTAACTTTCTCATCAGCAATAGCTTTACTCATCAAACGATAATCGTTAACGAAATCACCTGCTTTTGTTTCAAAGTGAATATATTCAGGTACGTCAACACCGTCTTTGTTAACACGTGTAACAGTAATTTTACTATGTTCATCATAGTCATCAAAGCCTAAAATTGTTTTCAGTTTACCTAAGTTAGGCATACCGAACACACCAATGAACTCTGCGCTAGGATGTTTAAGCACACCACTAACGATAACAGATTTATCTTCTGCTACTGCGTTTACAGTTGTCTCTGTGTCAGTTCCACTGACTTTAATCAACTCAATACAGCCTAAGCCATGTGTATGTTGAATTAAATCTTGTAAATTATCTTTCATGTTTTTCCTTTGTTTTAACTATTTAGGTAGTTGTGATACGTATTATATAGGAATATATTACGAATTGCAACACCAATTTAACCGAAAACAAATAAATCATCAAATGTACTATTGGTATCAGTATTACTACGAATATCCCAACCAAGTACACCCAATAAGTTATCAATCTTCTCATCTACTAATGTTTGTTCCATAGCTGAATCATCAAATGGTAACTCAGTAAACCATTTGGGTAAACGTAATTCATCTACAGGATACGCTACACTTGTAAACCCTAATGGATTAGATTTGAGTTTACATACCACAACCTTCATACCATCAATAATCTTTTGACTATATTGGTCACCGTTTACTCTACGTAAGTAATTGTAGTTAAGTGCGGCTCTTACGTGACCGGGCATATTTGCACGACCTGTACTACTTTTAGCTTCTAAGTCACCATACATTGTAAGTTTGTTTACACCTTTAGGAGAACCCTTAGTCCAACTATCTTGTGCGGTTAGTACACGTTTGAAGTCTTTGACAGCCTCAATAACTTCAGTACGACCTTTACCTTGTTGAAGAACCATTTGTAGTACATTCATTAAGAACTCTTGTACATATTTAGGAGTATCAGCACGTTTCAAGTCAAGACCCATAGCTTTGATATCACCCAAGTCGCCATTTTTATCTTTACGTTTACCTTCTTTGTCAAAGATGTTAATAGCATACCGCTTCTTAACAATAAAGATAGCACGATCACCTATCAATTCACGACCAGCTTTGATAATCTCACCATTCTTGCGAGGAGCATGAAATGCTTTCTCCATAAATGCAGGGAACGATTCATTTGCTTGTTCAGCGATGCCATCATATAGACCAATGCAAGTTTCTTTATTCCACTCTAATGCACCACTATCAATCTGTGGCTTTAGTGTTGGATATGCTGTAAAGTAACAACTGTCAGTATCACCATATACAATAGCATTGCCGTCATGTGAATATACACCTTCAACTGTTTCATTGATAGTACTCATCATGTGTTTAACAATCTGTCTTCCTGATAGTGTTACACTTTGGCCTATACGCTTATCATAGAAACGACAATGTTCATTCAACAATGCACCATATGCCGAGTTCAATAAAATCTTACGAACAAGTTGTCGTTTATCCCAGTACTCTCTATCTTCTGTAGTAGTTGCTTCTTTGAGTTTTTTCTGCATCTCTTTACGATCTGAGTACCAACGTGTTAGTAGACCAGGAACTACACCTTCTTTTTCGTAAGTAAAGATTGTACCATTAGCACTTAACATCCAGGGCTTATGGCTGTCAAAGACCATCTTCCAGACTTCTGCCGCTGACATTTCTACACTACGACCATCTTCGTAGTCTACTGTAAGCATAGTGCCACGTTCTTGATTCATAATAGCTGTGTACTCTAATGCACCGAATAGATTTTCCCAGAGAATAGATCCTGTAACAGCGTCATCACCTTCTTTGTGACGTTTCTTCTCACTTGCTAATCGTGCGCCCTTTTCGTGCATATATTGGTCAGTGATTGTTTGTCTGACCTGAGCAACGATGGTTTCACCTGCCATGTTGAGGGCACGAATAACCGAGGGATAGAGACTGTTGATGTCAACTGCTCCGACATATTCATGCATACCTCTTTTCGGCGTAGCAACAAAGGCACCTGCTGCCTGCTGGATTTCATCATCATTTTCAGTCTTTCGTTTTTTATCTGGTACTACTAAGCCACGTTCATGGGCCTCATTAAAAATTGCCATCTCAATCATTGCCACCGAACCCATAACTGTTGGAAGCAGTACTGTATTTTCATGTGCAAGTTGATTAGCTAATTCTAAAAACTTAAGTTTGTTGTGAATCTTCACCAACAACATAGTATCTTGTCTGTTGTATTCAATGAACTTTTTAAAGTCTTTGTTATACAATTGGTCAAGAGTACCTTCATATTGAGTTTTGTTTTCACCTACTTCCATCTCACCGATACTGTCAAGTTTATAACTGTGACGACTTTCATAGTTATACTTCTTGTATAGTTGTAGATAGTCCAAGTGAATACGACCTACTAAGTCATATGTTGTTTCACTCTTACCGAATCGTTCATATTCACGTGCTTTAGGAAGTTGACCCATCAAGCAAAACTTGCGTGTATCATCCTTACTCATCACTCTAGTAACACGATTGACCATGTAGGGTATATCATATCCTTCACTGTTCCAACCAGTCAATACATCAGCATCTTCAATGAGTTGAAAGAAAACGTCAAACATTTCCTTCTCTGATTTGAATAGCATTGTGTTCTCAAACTCATTAGTGATTTCTTGGGCTGTTTCACTGCTCATATGTTTCGGAGCGATCACTAATGTAATACATTGATCTAGCCAATCTAAGTAACAACTGATAGCTGTAACAGGATTGAATGGATCACTTGTAGGACTAAATCCTTTTTCAGGATCAAAGTCTACTTCAATGTCAAAGAAACAAGTATGAAGTTTAGGTGCATCAATGCCAAGATAATTTTCACTTAGACAGCGAAAGATTACCGGTACATCGCTTTCAAATAATTTCTTACCTGAATGAATACGTTTTTCTTTTTCAAACTCTTGTCGTTTACGAGTGCTAAAACGACTGACTGGATTGCCATAAATGCTACGATGTTTACCCTTAGGATCGGAATAATACAATACATAGTTAGTAGGGTATTCTTTGTATTCTCTTTTGCCGTCTTTATTTCTCTCTACGACATAGATACGATCCTCATCCCTACTGTGAATAGCATCCACATAACTCATAGAGTTTTGCCGACTGTTTCCAAGATTGTATTGAGTTCATCGTGGTCTTTGTTTGTTTGACCCAATGAAGCTTTGTGTGCAATTTTAATTGCTTTCTTTAGTGTAGAAGCCTTGATTTCAAGTTCTTCTGCTACTGCTTTGATAGTGTCGCTCAATCCACCATTCAATGTATCAATTTCATGTAGGACATGCATACCTTCATTGACTAGTTGAGTTAGTTTAATCTTAGCTTCACCGTTAAAGGTTCTGTTATAATCTGACATAGTTTCTCCTTAAATAATTAGTTAGTATACTTGGTTTGTGTAGAGAAGTCAAGTATTTTGTTTACCTTCTACAATCTTTTTGACCAATTTAGGTAATCCTGGATTGACATGTAATGCATGTGGCATTAGTTCATTGCGAATATAGTTTCGGGTATATCTGGAATTCTTATTTGATTCATCTTCTATCCAGGGTACATTGTGACTTTCACACCAATAGATGAAGTCTTGTTTTCTAGTAGTTAGAAATGGTCTAATTACATTGTTGCGAGTTAATGGAATAACTTTGGGTGTACCATGAAGACTTGACCAAATATATGTTTCAACACAATCATCTAAATGATGACAAGTAATGACTGGGCCAAGATCATTTAAAAATTCATAGCGTTCTCTACGCCAGTATTCTTCTTGACTTTCTTTACTATTTTTTTGACTGCGAGGTGAGCCGTACATCATAACAATACTATGTTCACCACAGTACCTAGAAACAAACTCTGCGGCTTTTTCACCGTTTTGTGTTCTATGATTAAAATGGGCGATAGTGATATCGTGTTTACGACTTAGAAAGTCAACAACTGCCATGCTATCTACACCACCGCTACATGCGATTGTGATACTTTTGGGTAATGGAACTGTTAACTTAATCATTTATCTATTGTAACATAGAATGATTTAGTTAGCAATGATTATGGTAAATTGTTGTTTAACCGTAACTTGCGGCTGCTAATCCCTGCCTAGCAGTACCTACTCCAGTAGTGTCTGTAGCAACTACTCCAGTGTTCGATACTAGGTTGGTCATTGATGTCATTGATCCAGTAGATCCATAACCAAATATAGCTGTATCAGTTCCGTATCCGGCGGCTGCTAGAAAATATCTAGCAGTGCCAACACCAGTTGTATCAGTAGCAACAACACCAGTGTTTGATACTAGATTAGTCATTGACACATTAACAGTAGTAAGACCGTAACCAAAAATAGCTTTATCTGTACCGTAAGTTGCGGCTGCAAGAACAGTTCTTGCAGTACCTACACCAGTGGTATCACTAGCAACAGCGCCGGTGTTTGATACTTTGTTGGTCATTGATACTCTAGTACCATCACTACCGTAACCAAATATAGCTTTATCAGTACCATAGCCAGCGGCCGCAAGTGCTCGTCTAGCAGTGCCGACGCCTGAAGTATCTGTGGCAACGACACCGGTGTTACTTACTAAGTTGGTCATTGATAGCTTCGTTCCGCCATCGGTTTGGCCATATCCAAAAATAGCTTTATCTGTACCATAACCAGCTGCCGCAAGGTCTATTCTAGCAGTACCTACTCCTGTTGTATCAGTAGCAACTACACCTGTATTACTTACTTTATTGGTCATTGACACACTCGCAGTAGCAAGACCGTAACCAAATATTGCTTTATCAGTTCCATAACCCGCGGCTGCAAGATAACTCCTATCAGTACCAACACCTGTAGTATCAGTAGCAACAACACCTGTGTTTGATACTAGATTAGTCAGTGATTGTTTAACTCCCCCGGTTGCCGATCCATATCCAAATATAGCCTTTACCCCTGCCGGTGGTGCAACTATAGTAAATCCCCCACCATTTAATGTTATTCCACCTGTTATTGTTATTGACATTCTTTATTCTTTCTTTGTATAATTACCCGTAACTTGCAGCCGCTAATCCTTGTCTAGCAGTACCAACACCTGATGTATCTGTAGCAACTACACCTGTATTTGACACAAGATTAGTTATTGATGTATCTGGTGCAGAACCATATCCAAATATAGCTTTATCTAGTCCATATCCTGCGGCTGCTAATAATCGTCTAGCAGTACCAACACCTGATGTATCAGTAGCAACTACTCCAGTGTTTGATACTAAATTGGTCATTGATACTACATTATAACCACTATTCATTCCATATCCAAATATAGCTTTATCAGTGCCATACCCGGCAGCTGCGGGATTAAATCTAGCAGTACCAACACCTGTTGTGTCACCAGCAACCACCCCTGTATTACTTACTAAGTTAGTCATTGATACTACAGTAGAACCACCACCCATTCCATATCCAAATATAGCTTTATCAGTGCCATATCCAGTTGCCGCAAGATTGTTTCTACCAGTACCAACACCTGTGGTATCACCGGCAACAACGCCTGTGTTTGATACTAGATTGGTTATTGCTGTGACTGAACCACCATTACCGTAACCAAAAATAGCCTTATCTGTTCCATAACCGGCTGCCGCTAGTCCTTGTCTACCAGTACCAACACCTGTAGTATCTGTAGCAACTACTCCAGTGTTTGATACTAAATTGGTTATTGATGAATTTGCCACACTGTATCCATATCCAAATATAGCTTTATCTGTACCGTAACCTGCGGCAGCTAGTAGTTGTCTACCAGTGCCAACACCTGTAACATCATTACTAACTACCCCTGTGTTTGATACTAGGTTGGTTAATGATACCGCAGCACTGGTAAATCCATAACCAAATATAGCTTTTTTCTCTACCGGTGGTGGTGCAACTATAGTAAATCCACCACCATTTATTGTTATCCCACCTGTTATTGTTATTGACATATGTTACTCTTTATTGAAAGATTTCTGGATGTGCTTTGCCAAATATCTTAATATACTTGCCAGCCATCACATCCGCTTCTGCTTCTATTGGACTACCGGGATAACTATCGCCCGGTTTAATCATATTTAATTCACCCTGACGCACATGTGTTAATTCATGGAAAACAGTGCGTAATATATCTACTAAATTTCTATTAGCACAATACACCCATACTTCACCCGTCTCTGGATTGTGTCTACCAGTATGATGACCTTCTTGCGCTTCATCACTATCATAACTAAACTCTATCTTTGGAGTAGTTTCTAAATTTAACTTCTTACTTGTCCAAGCAAGAAACTTCTTTACAATAGGATTGTTATTTAAATCTTCTTGTTCAGATTCAGTAATGTAGGGTTTTAATAACTCAGGATCATATCCATTATGTCTAGCGGAATCTCGCAATCGTCTTAATCCTTTAGCTTCAATTTCTCTTATTCTATTTCTAGACAAGTCAAACTTATCACCAATCTGTTGTAATGTCATATCATACCAAAATCTTAAAATTAATACTTTTCGTTGGTCATCGGTTAATCTGTTTAAGCCATTTTGAATAATTTGTTTAATACTATCATCTATTTCAGGATCTTCACCAGCTGGATCTTTATATGGCACTCGTTCTGCTCTGTTATAAATATCGTTAGGATCATTTAATGTTGGCATTTTATTATAGGATCCGCGATATGTTGTACCATCCGGGTTGTAATGTCGTCCTCCAACCTCATCTAGTTTATCTTTAATCCAACTGTCCGGAGTCTTATGATATTTTCTAACAAACAAATCATGCAATGCATCACCGGTTATACGATGTTTCTTTGCTATCTTTTTCATTAGTTTATCAATGGTATTATAGTCGTGCTTTTCTAAGCTAGGAAGTTTCTTAGCTAGGTCAGTTGCGGCTGATTCGTATAGTTCTATTGCTCTCATATTAGTATTTATGCTCACTTATAAGGTCCAGTAGCGAATTGGATAACTTAAGGCAGAAGCCGCCTACCCTCGTAACTAAGTTACGGTCCTAAGGGTGTTAGTTACACCAAGAAGTTTTAGCTTCTCCGTAGTATTCTCTTGCAAATCCATTCTGTATTAACATCATTCTTAAACTTTGTCCATCAAGTAATATGTCACCCAATACACGTCCACCATACTTATCCCAATCAGCAATAGCTACTTGACGTTTCTGTGCTTTAGCTATAGCATTTTTAGTGAAAGCTGAAGCAGCCTGACCACGTTGGTCTTCACTTGGACATTGGGCTCTATGACCTTTTTCAGGTGTGTCAACACCAAATACACGAATACTTAGTTCTTGTTTTAATGGTGGGGGTAAGAATGTTGCTTGAAATGCTACAGTATCTCCGTCAATAACTCTAGTGATTGGAAAATCATATATATTCATTGGCTTTTGTTTTTGTGCAAATGCTACCATAGTTGTTAATGTTAGTGTTATTGCTATTAATATTTTTTTCATGTTTATCCTACTACTGTTCTATTTTTTACTTTACTAATCTCAACACTGATTGGTGTATTAGTTGTTTTTGCTCTAAATATCTTATCTGTCTCACGTACACCTGGCTTAAGTTCAGATGCTATAATTAAGAATCTTGCTCTATTCTTTCTCATGCCAATAAACTCTCCTACTAATACTTCGTAGTTAGGATAGTTTGGTGTCAAATCTATTTTAGGATTAGCTTGCTCAGTGATAAATTCTGTTGCTCTCATTACTCACGTTCTCTTTTTAATGTAGAACGAATGAACCATGCTTTCTTGCCGTATAAGTCTTGTAACTCAGCCATGTAGTTAGCAATACCTTGTTGACGTTCATTTGTAGCTTCGTCAAACATAGCAACAACAAGTTCTGTCATTGTTTCACAATTTTGTAGTAACTCAACAAACATAAGTTCTGCTCTTGGAACTTTAGTTTGGTCTTGTATAATACTTAGTTCAGTATAACGTGACAAACTGCCAGGAGTATATTGACCTAGAATTCTAATATATTCAGCGATAGGATCAATAGTAGCATTTACATCTTCATACAATGTATTAAAGAAGTCGTGATATTGTGGAAAGTTACTTCCCTCCACATTCCAATGGAAGTTTTGTGTTTTAATAGCAAAACTTTGTGTACTAGCTAATAGTACTTTTAAATTATCTGATAACATTATTAGCCTTTATTTTTCTTTGTATCAACATTGATAGCTTTACCACTACGCTCTGGATTAGGATCTTCTCTACGCTTACGTTGAGCGGCACTAGCACGACCCTTTTTACCTAGACTATGTGCTTTACTTTGTGGCAAGCATTTTGGTTTACCTTCTCCTGGTTCTCTAGCACATGGACCTTTAATCTTCCCTTTAGTATCCATGCGAACCCATTTTTCTTTATTGAACCAATCGTGCAAACTTTCGTCCGCTTGTTCAATACCTTCTAGTATAGAGCTTTCATTTTTCTTTCCACCATTGCCCCAGTTGCTTGCACCTTTATTACGACACTTAACTAATGCACCACTAGCATAGGCACTTGGCCACACTTTGTAACGGCTCTTTACTTTATAGTAACAAGCATCTTTCTTTTCGTTCATTATCATTTCACTGAACATTGGACCATTACAATGTGGACATTTTTCTTCCGTTACACCTTGTTGCGGATCCCATCTAGCATCAGGGTTGTTTACCCAACCATCAAAGTATGCTATAGCACTACCTCGCATATTAGGAGGTGATCTAAACATTGCGGCAAAGTCAGCGTTTGGCATTTTCTTCATCCACATTTGTTTCCATTGACCTAATGTCATTTTAGCACCACCAGTAGTAGAACCCATGTCATTGTCAGACGGCATGCCTTCCGCTATACTTTCTTTAGGCACACATTTAGGGACCATTCGTCCACCTTTATTTTTCATACCTACTTGTTTATGTGTGTCCCAACATTTTTCATCTAGTTGTTCTTCGTTAGTTTTCTTTTTATTCTTTCTACAGTCTGGATATTGTTTTCCAAACATGGTTTTCATACCTTCTTTGTGATAACCTTTCCAACATGCTTCTTCTAAATTAGTATGGTCTACATGAGTTTCACACATACCACAATCAGGACATGTCATCTCCATAACATTGTCAATACTTTCATTGTGTTTTTTCTTACCAGCACAATGAGCTTTTTGACTAAAGCCTTTAGGATGACTACAGTTGATACTAGATTTATATTTTTGACTCCAACCTTCATCAACTTCATCTGTATTGCTCATCTTACTGTGAACTTTGCCGGGTTTACCTGCAGGTATTTTACCTGTTGTACGACCAAATGCATCAGCGGGTAATGCTTTTGAAATACCTTTAAGATTTTTTGGTGCGCCACGTGGTCCACCGGGTACACTGACTGGTACATTTTTTTCAAATTCATTTGAACCTGGATCTACAAATAGATTTCCCTTGCCATAATCTCTACCTTGTCTAGGATTATCATATTCATCACGCTCATCATGTCCTTCTTTCAAACCTGACTTTTTACGTATATACAATCTATCCTGTAACATTGAAATAGCATTGTCTAATTTTTTATTCAATGATTGATAGTTATCTTTTGCACCATACTTAACGTGCATACTAGTATCGGTATCATTCTGCATTGCAGGAGTTAACAAACCTTTACGTTCTATTCTATCAATTAACTTATCTAATAGTTGTTGCTTTTGTATAGCATTATTTAATTGTGATAATCTAGCTTTTAATATAGAATGCTTTTCACCAGGTTGTGCAACTGGTGTTGCTTCTGGTGAACGTATCGGTTGACTTCTCATCTTACTAGCAACATTATTTCTAAAATCTTGTTCCCATTGAGCTAAATCATCCATACGTTTTTGTTCAATTTGTTGTTTAAGTTGTGTTAATGCTTCTAATGATTTAGATTTTAATTGATCACCTAAGTTTTCAAATGTTGATGAATAGCGTTTATCATCCAAATCATCATGGTAACTTCTTTGTGGTGGTTTTTTTAACTCTATAGGTTTATTAGATGAACCTCTATAACCACGTTCCCATGCCGCTGCACCTGCTGCCGCACTTTTACCGTTTTTGACAAAGTGATTAATAACTTCTTGTTTACTGTTAAATCTATTTGCTGAAACAGCTTCATTTGTTGCCATTTCGCCATCAGGAGTATGACCAAAATATGCAGCCACTTTTTGCAACTCTGCTGAATTTCTAGCGTTAAGATAATCACTTACCAAATCGTGTATTTGATTTCTTTGTTCTTGTGGAGCAGGTAATTCTATTTCACCTTCAGTAGCATCAGCAATGTACACAGCACCAGGACTGTCCAAGAACCATATTTCATCGTCCTCGTCCCATTCCAGGCCCCATTTGTCCACAGTTGCGGTCAACACATAATTGTTGGTAGTTCCTACCACAAACTTGTTGTTGCCCAAGTAACGTGAACTGGTGGGCTGACCATAATCTTTATTGCCACCAAATGCCCCGGCAGTAGGTGGTTTAATAGGGGAAAATTCATTTATACCTTGACTGATACCAGACTTCTTTGTATCGTTTGCAAACTGTTTCTTAGTTGCTTTAACAATACCACTGAAACGTTTATCACCACGTTTGTAGTCACCTTCCTTATCAGCTTTACCTGCATCTAATGCCGCCGCTGTCTTGTATTGACTTAACTTCTCATTAGAGATTTCATCTAGTTGTGATTCTGGCATCAAGCCATATTTTTTAACACGTGCATCTAAGTCAGCACGTTCTTTGGATAATTTATCTACAAGTTCGTTATTACCCATCTTAATTGCTTGTCTAAGCTTTTCCTGAATAGCGTCAGCTAAATTGTAATAATCATCCATTTTCATTCTATTGGTGTTATCTTCTTCTATTGTTTTACCTTGACCTAGTTGCTGTAAATCACTTGTTAATACATCTTGTGTAACAGTACCTATACCCTTAGTAATTGTAATGCGAGAATGTTTACGATCCTTACTCATAGCAACTACTTTTGATGGTTGTCCAAGATACTTAACTGTGTCACCAGTCTGTATATTCTTAATAGATACACCACCAAGATTAACTGGCTTATCACCTGCAAAGTTACCTTGATCTCCCCATGGATCATCTATACCTTCATTTGTACCAGTTGCTAATCTATCATGGTCCGCATCACGTTTTTGTTTTTGGCTTAGTTGATACATCTTTTTAGAGTATTCAATATCAGCATCAGATGTGTCATCTTCTTGTGAACGATAACTAGAACGTGATTTGCCACTACGTGCTAGAGCATCCTGATAATCCCAATCACTGTCATAGTTATGCGGACTGACTTCGTTTAATATACCTTTAAGAATATTGCTCATATTACGCTTTCTTATTCTTGTTATTTAACATGCCACGTTTGTTAGCTGTAGCCCACGCAATGTTTTCTGCTTTGTCTTTACTCTTGCCTAATTTTTTTTCTGATTGTGCTACATGTTTAACCATGCGGTCCACTTTAGCTCCTTCATTCATACCTTGCTGACCATAATTATCAACTATTTGTTTAACATAGAAATTATAAAAACCACGACGGCTATTGTATTCTCTATCTCCTAGAACGGTCTTTAATGCCTTGATAGCATCAGTTACTTCTGGACCACGCATTATTTTTAATGAGTCAGTAACTAGTGTATCACCTCGTTGTGAGCCTTCTGATACACCTTGTCGACCGTATTTTTCTGCTTGTTTATTGATAAAATCAAGGAGGTCATCAAAGTCAATACCTACTTCTTGCAAAGCATTATCTACCTCTGCTAGAGAATTTGGACTTGTGATATTTTTTAATGCTTCACTTGCTGGTCTAGCATCTCGTAAACAAACAAAGATTTTTGACAATGATTGGTCACCTGTTTCTTTAATTGCTTTTCTAATTGCACCTCTAACAGTGTTTAGTAATTCATTACTATGCATGTCAGCAACGCCTTCATTTACACCCTGAACTTGTTTACCTTCTAAATATTCACGTATTGTGTTTAGATAGTCATTAGCTTTAATAATCTTTTCTTGTACCCAACCATCAAGTCCTTCTTCTTCACTAACATCTTTAATCATTGAATAAACTTGTTGAGCATTCTTTGCGGCACTGAATAAATCACTACGTGCCATCTCAACTTCGTGGTCTATACGACTTTTACCATGTGGAATAAATCCATTTTTACGACCACGGCCTTGTCCAGGAACGACAATAACATCATCTTCTTCTAGTTGTGCTTCACTAAGTTCAGCACCTTCATTAATGCTATTAGCATATGGGGCTTTAGTCTTTTTACCCTTGAATAGTGAGCCTACTTTCTTTCCACCATATATACTAGGATTTCCTCTACTTTGTGTGCCACCTAATGCGGTTTCTACTGTAGCGATTGAGCCTGATGTTGTATTTTCAGTGATTTGTTTGATTTTCATAACGGATTCCCATACTATTAGTGTATTTATCAAAATACCATAATATGGAAACTTATTAGATTTTGCCTGATGGCTTTGCTGTTGGAGGAATACCTGCTCTACTAGTATTCCAATAGAATGCTTTTGCGTTCTTTTTGATACTGTCGGGCTTAATATCTACTGTTAGTGCTGTACTAAAACGAGGGTCATTTTTCTGTTTTTCACTAGGGATATAACCTGATGCTTCCGCCACATCTTGATTTTGTTTTGCTTTTACAAATTGATTAGGTCTTACCATATCCAATCTACGAGGATCATTCATAATGACAGGATCTTTTGTCAGTTCGCTTTTAGGATTAATCCAAAATCCAACCATTGTTACTTTTAAAGGCAATGCACCTTTTGGGACAACTACTGCTTCTTCAAATTCTCCACCTGCTTTGGCAGTAGGTTCAGCATATTTCATTTTGGCCTTTGCATTTGCTCTTGCCATTGGATCTGTGTTCTGTGACCGTGCTTCGCCATTTTTCTTAAGGTATGGATTGAATGACAACCCTTTAATGTTAGTGCTTTGACTTGTACCTAAGGTCTTAAAATTACTTTCAATTGTATTGCGATCCAACACTAGTATTGCATCTCTGCCAATTTCGGCCATTTGTTTGGATGCATTTGATCCACTAGCATATCCCCAATCTCTAGTCACGCTTACTGTAGGCAGTTTGGTCTGAGCCGAGGTTGCTGACTGTGGACCAGTTGCTGATCGAATACTACCAGACGATAGCATTCCTTTAAGACCACTCGCACTTGTAGCGTGATACAAATAATTGCCACCCACTGCTTCATCCAAGCCTTCCGCCACACCTTGTTTTGGTCCTATATAATATGGACTGGTCAATAACTCGTTGAACCAAGGTATATCTTTATATCCTTCTATTTCTTCTGTGCGTCTAGGGTTGAAATAGAATCCCTTTAATGTTCCTTTGATTGGCATTGATCCTTTAGGGGCAACAATTACTTCTTCATATTCGTCACCTACAGTTTGTGTACCTTGACTTGTACTAAACATTTTGTAATGATTAGCAACGGTAGTACGGTCAAATACTAATATAACTGAATTGCCATCTTTAGTTAAGTTTAAGAAATCTACAAAATCGTTTGATTCTGCATATTGTTTTGACCTAGTTGTACTAATTGTAGGGTATTGTGTTTTTGATTTAGTAGATGGTTGTGGGCGATCAGTTGCTTTAATTATACCTGTACGCAGTATACGCATTATGCCTGCAGGCATTGTAGCGTGATATAGATAATTATCAGTAACAGCTTCATTTACATTAGAATACATACCATTCAAACTTAAATGTTTGCTATGTAATCTATCACGTAAATCATATAGTTTTGTAATATAGCCCCTGCTACGTAATGCTTTATATGCTAGATTTTCAGGACCAAACTCACCACCTTTATCTAATCCAGCTTGACGATATTGCGTAATCTTCTTCAATACTTTATTAACTTTACCCATATTATCAGAATGTAATGCTGTATCAATAATATCCAATAGTTTTATATATTTTGCTTTAGTAGCTGTTTGATCAAAGTTAGCTCTACGCTTAGTTGGCAAACGCAACCATTTTTTATCTTTCACACTATATTCACCTAAGCTAGTTACAGGTTCTGACGCATCCTGTATATATAATTCTACTGGAATTCCATTGATAGTTATATCATGTGAATCATTGTATAAATCTTTTTTAGCTTTGAAGAATTCACGGTATACGTCATCATCCGGTAAATCTTTCATATTGACTAAGATATGTAAATCTAAATCGCTATGGTCTGTATAGCTATAGGCTGCATTACTTCCAGAAACGGTGATATCACGTACATCCAAATCATGTATACCCATTTCCTGCAGGAAGTCTTGTGCTATAGTTTTTAATTGTAGTTCTACTTCAGGTTGTAGATGTTGCCCACGAAATAATTTACTATTGAGGTTATCGTGAAATGTCACCGCATCTGACATTTTGAATGAATGTAATTCTTTTAAGTCCATAGAGTATTTATCAGTAGTTTGATAGTATCACTCAATAAACAATTATCAACTCCAATACTTAGATGAATCCAGCTTATCCCAATATTGCTTGTTATTACGATTGACAAAATTCTTAACTAGATATTTAGCCATACCAAGATAGCCCATCTTCTTAAATCTACGACTATCTTGTCCAAAATGATGACGAACAATTCTGAACTTTTTAGGGCTGTACTTCCTAGACAAGAAATAGTCCTCAGATGTAGCAAAACTTTCAGGGAACCCGCCAAATTCTTCAAACTTATCTCTACGTGTCAACATAAATGCTCCAACTGCAAAGGGTGAGAAATATTTCAATGCATGGTTAATTGTATTAAAAATAATAAATCCTAGCTTTGCTCTTGGATCCTTATCATAACATTTGATGTTTAAGCCAATAAGATCCAATGACTTGGATTCAATCAAATTAACAGCATCCTGTATAACATTATTCTTAAAGAAACGAACATCCGCGTCAATGAATAAGATATATGGTGTTGTGACTAATTTAGCACCATTGTTCTTAGCAATAGACACAGGGCCGCCATCGATGATTTCAACATTTAATAAACTACTGTTATCCTTAATAACCTGTCTAGTATTGTCGGTAGAACAATCTGCAATGATAACTTTGGTATCACCAATATCTTGACCACGCAGTGAATCTAACAAATGATGGATGTAATTTTCCTCGTTTTTACAAGGTACTACGATAGTAATTTTATCACTTAGTTTCATTTTTTAACACACTTTCCTTCAATTTTGAATTGATTAAACTTTAACCAATATGTCATGCTCTGTAGACTTTGTTCACACGACAACTTGTCTTGGAACATCAACTCCACTCTCGCCGGTATGTCTTTTGGTTCGTTCATATGAACTGCTAATATTATCAGTATCCACATTGTCCTTCTCCTTAGTCCAGGTAACTATTTCCCAACGTCCAGTATGATGTTCAACTAATGCTGTGCAGGATTCTACCCAGTCACCATCATTCATATATGTGACACCATCTATTTCTTTTATTTCAGCGTGGTGTATGTGGCCACATATAACACCATCAAAGCCACGTTTTCTACAATAGCCTGCTAGATTTTTTTCAAACTGAAACATGAAATCTATGGCTTTTTTTACTTTGTATTTAAGGTATTTGCTAAGACTAAAGTACCCAAAACCAAAACGATGACGTATCCAATTAAATTTGCTATTAAGCGATAAAATGAAATCATAAGCTTTGTCTCCTAAAAATGATATCCACGGCGCTAACCTTGTGATGCCATCAAACAAGTCACCGTGTGTTACTAAATAGTGCTTACCATCAGCACCTATATGTTCTATTTGATTATGAATTTCTATTAGACCAAAACTAAATCCATACGGGATCATTGGTCTAAGAAACTCATCGTGATTGCCTGCTATGTAAACGACTCGGGTGCCACGCTTGGCATGCCCTAGTACACGACGAACAACATTGGTATGACTCTGTTTCCAACGCCATTTGTTTTGTTGTATGCGCCATGCATCTATTATATCTCCTACAAGATATAGTGTGTCACAACTATTATGCTTAAGAAAGTTATTAAGTTTATCTGCCTGACTATCTCTAGTACCAAGATGAACATCACTGATAAAGATAGTGCGATACTTTTTCATCTTGTATTTATTTAGAATAGTATGTCAAATATGTGACAACATATCCATTAAAAAGCCCCTTTCGGGGCTTTATTATGCGGCAGTAACTTTTTTAATTTCATTACCGTCTTTATCGGTAAACTTCATTCCGAATTTTTCTTGCTGTTCTTGTAGGAACATAGGTCCAATTGTTCTCATCAAGTGTTCTTGATTTTCTTGACAGAAAACATAACTACCACTATGACGTAATAGAACACGCTTATCCATCCAAATCTTACCGCCTATGTCACGCCAATTTTCACAGAATGTCCAGTCTTCACTGTAGTAACGATTCTGACGAACTGCTGTATCAAAGTAGGTCTTTAAGTGTTGGTCATACTTTGGATCTAAACCAATATCGTTTTTATATTGCTTAACAGCAGGGTGAGATTTTAATTTCTCAAATACATGTTTCTTCATTAATAAGAAACCTGTACCAGCTTTAGATACTTCTTGTAATCCATCTGATCCTTCTTCAGCACCTTCAAAGCCGTTAACAACCCATTTAATTGGCATAGTCTTCATTGGGTATAGTCCACCGATGACATCAACGTCACGGTTTAATAATACTAATAGATGCCATGGCTCCCAACCAATGTCAGCGTCAACAAAGAATAAATGTGTTGCGTCTGGCATATCTAGGAACTTAGCAGTTAGTGTATTACGGGCACGACTGATAAGACTTTCGTTAACCATTGTTTCTAATGTCCAATCAATACCAAGTTGCCGGGCTGTGTTAGCCCACTTGATGAATGACATGAATGTTGATTCAGTTAGCATACCACCATAGCAAGGCATAGCGATATGTACTTTAGTAGTTTTTAGGAAGTCTACATTAACCTGAACTTGACCGGCTGCAGGAGCCTGTTGTTGTTCTTTTGCAGCCTGTTCAGCAATTTCCTGTACTTTTTCTACAGGGACTGTTTTTTCTGACTTGCTTGCTTTAGTTGTTTTGGGTGCTTTAGCTGCCGCTTTAGCGACTGTTGATTCAGATGTTTTCTTTGTTGCCATTTTATCCTCTTGTTTAGATACTATTATTTACATCAAAACAAGGGGGTCAAATTATTTTTCTTCTAAATAATCCACGCTTTCGGTAACCTTAATTTCTTTCATAACCTTATCAACAGATTTAAATGAGAAATCTGTTTGTTTAAACTGTGGATATTTTTGTATAGCCTTCTTTATAAACTTGTCGTATATTGAATAAGGGATATCAGTTGCAACAAGTAAAGAGGGTTTACCTGTAGTATGTCTTACATAGATATTAACTTTATTAGGGCGCCCAAGACGTTGAACAAAAGGTCCTTCAGCAATTTCTTCGCCTTCCGCCAAACCTTGTTTTACTGTTTTATAGGCACTCTGTAGCACAAACATATATTCTTTATCTGTTATATCTGATAATATACCTTCAACTGCTGTATTAAAAAACTCATCACCTGCTATCATATTCATAGCATGTATCATGCCCAATTCATAGACATTTTTTTGTTTTGCTACTTGTATAGCAATTTCTAATAGTTTTCTTATTCTACGATTTCTATCATTCTCGCCGCCACCTCTGTCGTCACTCGGTGGGGCAAATTCATTTAATGATCCTTCTGACAATTCATTACCCATACTCATATCCAACATTTTAACAACATTAGCGGCTAGTTTAGGGTTCTTTTGTGTAACAGGGTATAAACTCATAACCATTGCTGTTTTACGCTTATCATTCAATGTAGGCCATGCATTACGTATTTCTGTTGCACTTGTAATGCCGGGACCAAACTCTACTGTAGGTAAGTAAGCAATATATGCTTGTTTACCAAATGGTTGTACATTCTTACCTGTCCATGGCTGAAAATATGCAGGCGTACCATCTTTCTTTGTACCACCTGGTTTAGGACTTTCATTACGATCCTTCTCACTACGAACAAAGATTAACACATCTTCTTCGGGATTATATTGATCGGTTATTTCTCTAGGTTGAAAGGGACTTTTAACTTGAACAAAGTGTTTGTCAGCTACGCCTGCAAGCTTTGCTAGTTTCTCTTTAATGGCAAAAGGAAATGGTCTTGTTTTTGTATCATTAGTGGCGGCTACATACGTATCAGCATTATTAAAGGCTGCTATAGCACTCTTATATAGTGCGGCATGTCCTGCATGAAACGGATGAAAGCCTCCTGGCATAATGACAATATTTCTCATTTTATTTTCCAGGAGGATTATAAGTCTGTTCGTATTCAACTTTTGCTACACGATAATAACCAGCATCCCCGTCTTTAACTAAGTAATCACCCGGTTTCATTATCATACTTTCTCCCCAAGGAGCAGTAAAAGTAATAGGTTGTTGACCTGTGTATAACGCTACTAACCGAGGACCTTGTTCCGGAATAACTACACCACCCATAGTACCATCGTATAGTTTAGGAAATTTAGCACCCTTAACTACATAATTTTCTCTACTAGGACCAGACATAATAATATCGTTTGGTAACGCAACATTCTGTGTTTCTTTACCATCGCTAGTAATAGTAACAACAGGTTGTTCTTGTGCTGAAACAGTATAAGTCATTGCTGGCATTTTACCAGGAACTCCATCTTTAACAAATTTATATTGTTTTGGTTGTTTACGGGTAGGTAAAAATTTTAATTGACTTGCAACTTGACTAATATCAACTGTATTCTCGTTTATAATATCTATATATTTTCTAAAAATATCGGTACTCATTTTAAATTTCCTTAATAACTTAACTTTACAAAATTAACTACACCACCTTCAAAGTCTACGACCTTTGCTCTCATATATACAAAATTACCATTTATATTTGTGTATACTGAGGCATTACTTGCAATTTGCGGAGCAGAGTTAGCTGCCGCATTTGCGTTAGCTGTTAATTCATATACTTTGAACCAATCAGTACTACTTGGGGTTGTAGCTAAACTAGCTTCTATTGTAATATTACCAGTACAGTTTGTTACGTTGATATTAACTGTTTGTAATGAACGAGGTGCAATAATGTATGACGCACCGGGTTGGCTGTTACCGGTAACAGTGTAGGGTGCTCCATTGCCTGGATTAACATATGCTGTTTGCGGCAATAGGATAAGAGTAGTTGTTTGGCTCATTATGCTTTTACAACCTCAACAACTACACTATCACCAATTAATTCTTGGGCAACTTGTTCTAAAGCCGCTTGGATATCAGGACTAGTAATACTAGTACCTGAATCGTTGTCTTTTACTATTTTACTAAAAGTGATTACGATTGATTCTGTTACAATCTTTGCCATGGTAAATACTCCATTTTATTAGAGTATTTATCATTTTAGATAGGATCAGGACGTTTTTCTAATTTATAGCGTTTTCCGAGATAATCTCCGTACATTATTGCTAGATAGCTTAATGTACTTTCATTATCATAATCAATGAAATGTGTAGGACTAGTAAAACGATATCTCCAAGTATGTTGATTTGTAGTAAGTAATGCACCTAGTAACCAATTTTTTAATGAATTACAGGGATATAAGCTAGGAGTACGTTTTAACAAATCATCAAGTTGTGGTACTAAATCACCCTTAACTATCTTAGATTTCAAATATACTCTAAACTTATGCTTAGGCTCATTAACAAATGATTTTACACCCACAAAATTGTTTGTTTGTACCTGAGTATAATCATATTCTAATTCAGGTTTGATGTTTTCAATATTTTTCAAAAAAGATAAGTCATTGCTAAAAACAGATGCATGATTCCATTCTAAACGAACCGTTGCTTTACCATCCTTTTTAACACTATTACGTAACTCTATTAACTGTTTAAGTGCTTCTAGATTTTCAGTAACTATTGGTCTATCTTCTGCTCTAATAACTCGCCAACCACTAGTAGCATTATATCTTTTCATCAAGCCATCAACTTTATTCTCATTAATGATATATCTAATACTGGGCATTACAAATCTTAACCGATAATTGAACTTATTATAATATTCAGTATCTCGGTAATCGTAATAATCTATACCCGGTACATCATTGACTGATTTCAATAATCCCATCTTCTCCAACCTTCGCTATTGATTTTTGTACTACATTAAACTGAATCTTATCATCTACTAACACACACGTTACTGTAGCATTTTTAATACGTTCAAACAATACCTTCTTGCTTAATGGTACACGAATCAATTCATCAATCTTACGACTTAATGGACGAGCACCCATCTTCTTATCATATCCCCTATCTGCCAAATAATCAACTACCGGTTCACTCAAGTTCAAACTAATATTATGCTTATCAAACAATGATTTCTTCAATTCTTCTGTAAACTTAACAACAATTTTCTTAATTGCTAAGAAATCTAGTTTACCAAACTTACAAATCAAATCAACACGATTTCTGAATTCTGGCTTGAAGAACTCTTTAATTGCTTTGTCATCCTCACCTGTCTTTTCTTGATTACCAAAACCAATATTGTTTTTCTCACTATCACTACTACCCAAGTTACTTGTCATGATAATAATAGTATTCTTACAGTTAACTTCTTTACCATTAGATCCAGTGATACGACCTTCATCTAACATCTGTAAGAAAATGTTAAAGATATCAGGATGTGCTTTTTCTACTTCATCAAATAGTAAAATACTATGCGGGTTCTTACTTAAGTCATTGATTAACCGACCGCCACCTACTTGACTATCACCAAACCCAACATAGCCAGGGGGAGGACCAATCAAACTTGATACTGAGTGTTTTTCACTATACTCACTCATATCATATTTGAGTAATGTCATGTCAAGGTTTTTACTTAACAACTTAGCTAATTCTGTTTTACCTGTACCAGTTGGGCCTAAAAAGATGAAACTTGCTGTAGGTTTATGTTCATTACCAATGCCAGCAAAGCTAACATAGATACGTTCTAATACTTGTTCAACTGTCTCATCCTGTCCGTACAGTTTACCTTTGATATTAACTTCAAGGCTATTGATACGGTCATAGTTATCACCGTTGAGTTTATCTGCAGGGACACCAGTAAAACGTTCAACTTGTTCATGGATCAAGTCTTTAGTAATGATTGCTCCTTTATTACCAGCAACACGTTGTTTAGCACATGCCGCATCTAGTAAATCAATACTTTTGTCAGGGTTCTTGCGGTCATGAATATAACGTGCTGAACTATCTACTGCCGCAGTTACTGCTTCATCACTAATTTCAACTTCATGGAAATCATTTAATCGTGAACTTAGTCCTTTAAGAATACGAATAGTGCTATCATGTGATGGTTCATCAATAGAAACACGATAGAATCTACGCATTAATGCACGATCCTTCTCAAATGATTCGTAGTATTCTTCCCATGTTGTACTAGCAATAACTTTAAGTGTGCCTTTAGTAATAGCTGGCTTAATCATATTAGCAAAGTCAATACTTCCGCTACTAGATGATCCACTACCCTTCATGGTATGTGCTTCGTCAATAAACAATACTGACTTTTTCTTAGTGTTTAGTGCATCCAATACAGCTTTGACTTTTTCTTCAAAGTCGCCACGATATTTAGATCCAGCAAGTAATGCACCTACTTCTAGTGAATATAGTTCATGACCATGCAAGAATTCTGGTACTTCTTTATCAGCAATCATTTGTGCAAGACCCTCAGCAATAGCTGTTTTACCTACACCGGGATCGCCCACCATCAATACGTTTGACTTGAATCGTTTAGCTAATACATTAATAATATCGTCTAATTCAGTACTACGTCCAATCAACGGTTCAAGTTTACCTTGTCTAGCAAGATTAGTTAAGTTGGTAGTATATTCTTCAAGGATCTCATCTGCTTGACCTTCTGATAATTTACTAGTAAATTCTGAACCTTTATAAGTTTTTTGCCAATGTGCAACAAAATCATTCTTATTAATTCCGTATTTTAGTAAGAAGTAATGTGCATGACTATTACCTTCACTAGAGATAGATAGATACAAGTCAATAGTAGTTACCTGTCTACGTCCGGTAAATAGTACCTGAGTAACAGAACGATTCATCACACGTTCTAAACTGTTTGTTTTACGTGGTTGTACTTGTTGGTCAGTATCTATTTTTGCTACGATAGCATGTAAGCTATCAACATATGAAGTAACCTCTTGAATCAAAGTTGTAGTTTCACATCCAAAACTATCTAAACATTTTTTGAATGGTGTATGTGTTATAAGAGATAATAGCAAGTGTTCGATTGTACAATATTGATGTTTACGTTGTTTAGACAACTCAATAGCCTGTTCAATAATGGCTTCGATTTCGGGTGAATTATTCACATCCAGTTCCTTTTAAAATAATATTTACTGTGATTTAGATTGCAAAATGCTATCAGTTATACGACTGTCTATATTATCAGGTATAAAGGGTTTTAGCAAGATGATTTGGTCACCAAATGCATTTGTTCCTTGTATAGGCATTCCGTGCCCAGATAATTTCAAATGCATAAATGGTTGTGTCTTAGGTTGAACAGTTACGTCCAATGTTTTCCCACCCATAGTAGTAAATGGAAATGTAGTCCCTACAATCAAATCCAACACAGAGATAGAATGATTAGTATGTAAATCATTCATTTTTCTTTCATATTGTAAATGAGGGTGTATCCTGTATTCCACAATCAAATCAGATGAGTCAACTATTTTTTCATATCGTACTTGTCCGCCGTCTGGTACACCTTTTGGAATGTTTACCCGTACCATATGTAATCCAGTAGAAGTTTGTAATTTTAATAATTCTTCCCCTCCTTTGTATGCTTGTTCTAAAGTAATCCAGTATGAGGTTCTATATGTATTTTGTTGTTGTGGATGTTGATGTTGCCGAAACATTTGTCCAAACATTTGATCCATATTGAATCCGTTCATATTGAATTGGAATCCTCCACCCGGAAATCCTTGAAACGGGTTACCCTGCGGCATAGGATTATCATATTGTTGTCGTTGATTTGGGTCAGAAAGAATACGATATGCTTCTTCAATCTTTTGAAATGTAGAAGTATCACCACCTTTATCGGGATGATGTTGACTTGCTAATTTTCTATATGCTTTTTTTATGTCGTCGGCGTTAGAATTTTTACTAACGCCTAATGTTGAGTAATGGTCTATCATAATATAAAGTTTAACACAATTTGTGTGTTAAGTCAATATTTATTATGCTTTTCCTTCAATTTTTTCTTTTGTTCGCCCATAAGCAGCTATACCAAGAACAGCACCCATAGCTATATGGTACAATCCGGCACCTTGTAGTGTTAATGGTTGCCATTGCATAGTAACACTACCTTTACTCATTGCTTGTAGTAAACTCCATAGTATTGGAAATACAACAAAGTCCATAGTACAGGTTAACATATAGATCCAACCCATAACCGGACGCCATTTTTTGTTAATCCAATCTGTATTGTCATTAGCTACTAATACATCCGCTCCACTAGCGGCATTGGTTGGGGCGGCTCCGGTAAGTACTGGTTGATTGCTGTTTGATTGATTAACGTTTTGTGTGCTACCAAATCCTGAACTTGATTGTTGGTTGAAGCTAGGACTTGAGAACGATCCTGATGAACCAAAGCCACCAGGTGAGCCAAATGATGTGTTTGTACCATAACTAGTTCCTTGAGGGAATTGTTGTATTGTTGGGTCCGACGCTAACATGCCATAATGGTCATCATCTAGTGCCATGGGCTGTTCAAAGTTTGCTTTTTTAGGTAATATCGTTGCCATTATAAACCTGCCATTGATTTGAATGCTTTTATTTCAGCATCTTGTTTATCAGCATGAATTACTTTGACTTCTAGTCCAGCACGTTCACGCATTTCATTAATTTCTTCTTCTTCAACTTCAACTTCCTCACGATAATCATGAGGGCTAATAGTTATTACTTGTTTCAATACTTCTTCTTCAGGAGAGTATTCTTCTTCATCAACAATGATTGTCCAATCTTTAACTGGTATAGCAGTTAATGTTTCTAAATCATCTAATAATTCTATGATACGTTTAGGAACACTACTTCTACGATTCATTTCAACAAATACCAAGAATTGTCCGGGTTTTACTTCACCCTCACTTACTTGAGCATCTAATACAAAATCATAACCACGTTCAAACCAATCAACTAAATCATTGCCGGCTGCTTCGCTTTTAATAGTAAAAGCTAGTGTAACAATTTCGCTATCATTACCCATATGTGCGGCATATTCATCTACAGTTACTGTAGGAATCATTTGACCTTCAAGGTCATGATAGTCTAAACCTTCATTTAATATAGTTTTATTAGTCATGTTACATTGGTGGTAATGGAGGCATTCCCATGCCAGGCGCTGCTGTACCGGTTTGATTCATCATGTCTTGTTGTTGGTCATCTTCTTCACCAGTATCTTCTTTGTCTAAATCATCATCATACGCATCATCTAACTCATTTAAGTCAATATTCTGACCGGCTAAGTCAATTGATCCTTCACGGATATCATCCATCAAGTCTTTTGGCATTTCAATATATACTAGCCATACTTCACGTAGGGCAGTCTTTGGATATCTTGTACCAGGAATATAATCATCTGGATTTTCAACAGCTACTGGTACTTTAATCTTAGTTTTTTTGAACTTAATTTTACATCCTACACCAGCCAAACGTTTAGCACCACGTGGATCGGGCATTAATTTGTAGGGAAACATGAATATACATGCTACTGTATAGCGTTTAACGTCAGGTCCTTGAACTAATTCGCCCAGTTCCCAGTTCTTAAATGCGTATAAATCGGCTTCATCTAGTACTCGCTCATAGTCTAGTAGAACAGCCATTGAGCCGTCGCTGGTAAATATACCTTTTACTGTGTCAATTATGCTTACATAATCAACGTTGTCAAAAAAATCGTCTGCGGTTTTCATATAAAGTATTTATCTTTTATAGTTTGAATATATGAAATTAGACTAATTCATACCGCAGCCTAATATTTATCACTAATGGCTACACAATAAGTATGCTACTATGTCTCTATGTATTGACCTTAAATAAACTTGAGTGTTATGAGAACTCACGCTCTACAAAGGAGAATTAACTTGAGCAAACGAAAAACTAGCGCATTACGTACACAAGACACACGGTTTTCACACAATAAAAAACAGGATAATCAAACTTTTTATACACATGAATCAAAAACTATAGATTTTGCACAAGCACAAAAGGATATGCGGGTAAATAAAAGACCTGTTCAACTTATCCCCAAGTCAATTAACCAAGAAAATTATATCCTCGCACTACTGGATGAGCAGACAGATATTGTCGTAGTCACAGGTCCTGCGGGTACTGGTAAAACTTACTTGGCCATGCTTGCTGCCATAAAAGCTATGCGTAATGGTGAATGTGATAGGATTATATTATCTAGACCTGCAGTAGGTGTTGATGACGAAAAGCACGGTTTCTTACCAGGTGATATCAATCAAAAGATGGAACCATGGACTAGGCCGTTGTTAGACGTTCTGCGTGAATTCTATACAACAAAGGAAATAGCCCACATGCTAGAAGAACAGATAGTGGAAATTGCACCTCTAGCATTTTGTCGAGGACGAAATTTCAAACATAGTTGGGTAGTATTAGACGAGGCACAAAACGCAACCCCGGGTCAACTCAAAATGATAATGACCAGAATCGGTGTCGGTAGTAAGATTGTAATTACTGGCGATATTGAACAAGCCGATCGTAAAACAGCCGACAATGGGCTATTAGATTTACAAAATCGATTGAGGAAGGGGGTGATTCCGGGATTGCAATTATGTAAATTTGAACTGAAAGATGTTCAACGTCATAAGATAATTGAACACGTGCTTAACTTATACAGTTAAAAATGGGGCTTAGGCCCCATTTGTCTTTTCAGTAATACTTGCTTCTTTTTCAAGTTGTGCAATTAGATTAGGATAAATCTTTACATAATATTCATGCATCTTATCCCAATCTCTATCTAATGCTTTGCCTTCAATTACGCATTTATCTATTTTTTTCTTAGCATAATCTAATATAACATTACACGTTTGCAAATCACTTTGTTTAACTTTTTTGGCAACGGTTACTTGTTCATCAATTTGACCACCGGGCTTTCTCATAAATGTAATGAGTAAATATCTCATAAATCACCCGTCAATTCTACTAATGTTGCTGCCAAACTAATTTCAGGGATGCCAACCATACTTAGATTAGCTAAACCATTTCTAATAACAATAATACTAGCATCACGTTTCTCATTAGACTTACCCCATAAATCTAAATTCTGATACATCCATGCATATGTATCTTCAATACGTGTAGGATATAATGCAATGTATTGTAATAGTTGTTGCCTACCTTCAAGAATCTTACCTGCCTTGAATAAATTAGTTGCTTCTACTAATAGTTCATCTTCACCACTGCTCTGAGATTGGGATGACAACAATGTTCCTGTACTACTATTAACTTGTAATTGATTCAAACATTTACGCAAGTCTGGATAAGTAGCACGAACATAACTATCCAAATCGTCTAAATCAAACACAATATTTTCACTTACTAACACAGTTGCCGCTCTCGCAGTGAACTCTGTCTTATCTGTTTTTGTAATGTGAAACTCATGGCATCGTGATTTTAATGCGGGGATGATTCTGTGCTGATAGTTACAAGTTAGAATAAATCGTGCGGTCATGTGATATGCTTCCATATCGTTACGCAATGCCGCTTGGCCAGCTGGTGTCAAATAATCTGCCTCATCTAATAACACTACTTTGAAGTTACCAAAAGGCATTGTTTGTACAAAGTTAACAATCTTATTACGTACTACATCAACGCTATTTTCACGTGATGCATTGATTTCCAATACATCATATTCACTTACATCAAGTTCATGGATCAATACTTTAGCAAGAGTTGTCTTACCAGTACCCGGATCACCGGATAGTAATAGATGCGGAATAGAGCCATCTTTAACCCAACCCTCTACTTGATTTTTTTGTCTTTCATTAACAAACACATAGTCTGCTATTGTTTGAGGACGATACTTTTCTACCCAAAGACTGTTCTTCATTCTTTTTTTCCACCAAATAATTGTAATAAGTTAATAAAGATATTAATGAAATCTAGGTACAATGTCAATGCCCCTCGGACTTCCGCAATTGATGTGTCACCCTCTTCCATTAATTCTTCACGTATTTTTTGAGTATCATAAGCTGTTAAACCCAAAAAGATAATAATTGCCAGAGTACTAATAACCATTTGCATAACTGTACTACCAATAAAAATATTGACGATACTTGCAATAATAATTGCAATTAGTCCTACAAACATAAATTTACCTAAACTATCTAAACTTTGTTTAGTAAAGTATCCATATACACTCATAACACCAAATAATATTGCGGCACTCATAAATGCATTTACGATACTACCCATAGTAAATACTGCAAATATAGTTGCAAAACTTAATCCCATCAATGCCGCAAAACCATGTAAACATAGTTGTGCTATTTGTTTAGACGGATTATTAGCAAGTACATAACTTACTCCAAAAATAGCAACTAGTGGTGAAAATATTACAATCCATTTCATTACACCTGTAAAAAAGAATTGTAGTAGTTCTGGACTAGAACCTACAAAATAACTTACAATCATTGAGGTAATGATTGCAAAACTCATATGTTTATAAACATTAGCCATTGCTGAGTTAATGACTTCTGCTGATCTATATATTGTTGTATTCATTTTTATTTCCTTAACAGTTCTAAAGTAATTATATGGGCTATTCCCTGACCCATGTCTTGTTCAGACGGGATAATATGTAGGTTATGATTGTGTCTATCTGTCTTGTCATCATAAGCTGAGTATTCTAAAACATAACCGCCATTAGCTTGATGAATAGTAAAACTCATTCCTCTACTATCAAGGCTTGATCCTCTAGTGAGAATACCTCTTCTAGGAGTTCTTGCTTCTGTAGCCTCATTATCTTGTGGGTACAAAAAGTTTTGTATTTTTTTTCTTAACCAGTTTATCATTAAAATACCTTGTCGCCCATTGTTTCATCTTTCATCGGATCATCCGATACTAATAGTATATCACCGGGATCAACTTTACGCAATGTTTGTTTACCCTCTGGTGTTTCTACTGTGATACCCCGTGTCCATCGACCGTGACTGACAAGTACCCATTTACCAATCTCTAATTGAGGATCATCTTGTTCTGGACCCACACCATATATCTTAGCCCACCGTGGACGAATACCCGAACTTTTCTTATCATCATCTAGTAGAATGATACCACCGGTTGAAATACGTTGGTCAAAATGCATTTCGGATACAATAACATGATCCCTAAAAAATGTTAGTTTATCTACTTTGGTGTGACTAAATGCTGGTTTGCTGTATTGGTTCATTTCTTTTTAAGTTCCTGTGCTTTAATTTTTTCAATTTCTAATTCTTCTTCTAAATTTTCTTCTATTTCACGTTCAATCTCATTAAGCTGTGATAAATCAATAGATGGTTTAGGGGGAACAGGGGTTACAGATGCTTTTTGTTTGTTCCTCACCGGTTGTGCTGAACGATTACCTACAGTTTTATTGTATGAATCATTTACTTTAGATGTAGCAGTTTTTATAATACGTCCTTGTGCATCAATCGTATCTCCACGTGCATTGACCTTCATATTACCTACTGCTCTTGTTTTTTCATTTTTAGCAGTTAATGCAGACATATCAACTACCTTACCCATTGCTGTTTTATAATTAGCCATTATATTCTCCTTATTTTAGAAACTCATCTATTGATAAGTCATAGTACAAACTATTTATACGGTGTACACCTATCAAAAACAATACAAAACTTGCTACACTACTACCTCGACCTACACCCCATACTATATTGTTTTTACGCATTGTATCAACTAAGTATTTTAAGTACTGAAGTAGTACAAACATTTTACGTTCTTGGAATTTAATCAATTCATCGCCGGCACGTTGCAATTCGGCTTCACTTTTGCATTGATCCAATACCCATTTAGCAATATCAAAATCATAATATTCTTTTGGCATATTCCAATTTGATTGATTTGTATTATCAAATTCTTCCAAAGAAATATCTAAATTTTTATATTGTTTTAGGTTTGGTAAGTTTTCTAATGAAAGAAACCCATTAAATTCAATAGGATTATCTACTAATGCATTAGTAATGGTACGAGTTGGATCTTGTAGGAACAAATCACACAAATCGTGCTGATTGTAAATTAATTGACCATACTTATCTGTTTTCATTTGTATATTATAACACAACTGTTACTAAAATACAATATATTTGGTTAATTATTTTTCTTGTTCGGTTGTAAAGACAATTTCACAATTAGCAGTTTGGTCTTTTTCTTTCCAAACTAAATTATGTTCTGTCCAATCTGTTGATGGCGTTTTGAACAATTTAACAATTTTGTCTTTTTTTATTGATTTTTTAATAGGATCGGAAATTGATGTGCCAATATCTGACCACCATCCGGGAGATTCTAATGGGCCACGTGGACTTTCGATATCACATATAAATCTAACATCATCGCTTATACGTGAACCTAATGTCATATCAGTGATAACCAATCTGCCCTCAGTAATACTATTAAGTTTAGTTAGTAATAGCAATGTTATAATTTGGTCATATGGTTCTTCGGGGACTGTGCATACCTTAAATCCACATGTGCTATATTTTTCAATAACTTTATGTTCAGTATCTTGTACAAAAATACCATTTTCCAAGCATTCATTTAGGAAGTATTTGATTCGTTCCATTGCAACATTTTGTTCTCTAATAGATTCCGTTTCTACTTCCATATACAATGTTATAGTATACAGATTCATTAAAAATTCTTCTTTGAAGTAAACACCTGCTTGAAAATCAAATTCTCGTTCTATACGTGTAGTCAATTTTAGCTTTCTTTTTGAATGTTAATTTGTGTACGATCACCTTGCTTTTTAAGAAGCTCATCCATTTTACGACCATACTCTGCTTTGTAACTAGACATAACCATGTTAAGTTGATGTATCATAGCACTATTTTGCATACGATATGCAAAGTTAAGCTTTTTGGTTAGTTCCGTGATGGAACCCTGTAGTTCTTCTAATGTTTTATCTGCTAGAGATGAAATGAATGGGTGTTCCATTCAAATATTTATTACCAAGAAGTTAGTGCAATTCTTTTCCATATGTCCGAACCTACATATGCAGTAGCAACACACGTTCCGGACGCAGATGTTAATGTAAATACAGTATCTGCTACGCCATTTGTCCTAGACTGACTAATGGTGATGTTACCACCTGTTCCAATTGCTTTAATATAATACACAGTGTTTGCTGTTATTCCACCAAAAGTTGTTCCAGTAAATATAATAGGATTATTGTTAGCCAATGACGTGGTATTATTTAATGTAACATTACCTGAACTGTTAGTAGCAGTTGCTGATTTAGCGTATGCAGTAGAGTTGTAATCATCTGTACACACATACACATATGATACTGGGTTAGCATACATTGGAATAGTAGGGCTAGCATTTCCTGCTAAGTTAACATTTGCCCCGCCTAATGTTGATGATACTGTAAAATATGTATTAGCTGAAACATTACGTACATAATAAGTTGTACCAACTGTAATATTGGCTTCCATACTGACACCGGTGAATACTATTGGCATATCAGTATATAATTGTACCGTGTTAGCTGTGTTTAAGTAATCTGATGCATTTGAGCTAGTGATAGTTAATTGGTTAACCCCTGTGCTTACTGCGATATCACCAACCATATCACCCTGATTACCTGTAGGAATAACATTACGTGTTTGTATTTGTGACGCTATCCTATTATTATTAAATGGTTCTACTGTAATTGTATTTCCGCAATCAAGTGTACTAAATCTATAATCTAATTGAGTTACACCATATGGTACTGTAACTGTATTAGTATTAGCAATATTTGCATAATTTTCTAATGTCATTACCCCGTCAGTTACTTGGCTAGGGAAGGATAGAACAGCTAAATTATTTGATACAGCCAATTGCAATTGAACATTACTTTGTGTACTAGTAGGTGCCCATCCAGTGAATTGAATTGTAGTGTTACCTGCAATAGTACCATATTGTACATCACCCAATGATACGTTAACAGACACTACACCTGATAATGCATTACCCAAATTAAATGTACTAGCACGAAAGCTACGTGTTAGTGCGTTACTAATAAGAGTATTAGCCATATCGTTATTAACTGTGGAATTAGCTAGTGCAGACTTAACCACAACTTTATTTTGTAGGTCTGTTATCTCAGTACCAGCTGTATTCAAGTTAGTTCTAATAGATGCAAAGTTATCTCTGAATCCTTGGCTGTTGTTGTTCACTCCTGGTACAGGGTAATTTACATTGATGCCGTTTGTGTTAATTGTACTCATATTTTTGTTGTTCCGTTATATATTTAGTATTGCGTTTCGTCTGGTAAAATAGTTTGGCGAGGGAACAATACATAGAAATCTTTGCTATCTATTGGATCAGGCACAGGTGTAGCACTAGGTAATCCTGTCCAAGCAGGTGGATTTAATTTTTTATCGTAATTATAAGTTTCACTCTTGTTTACGCTAAATCTATCAATTCTAAAGTTGATTTGATTCAATGTATATGGCCAATTATTATTAATATTATTTTTAATAATGTCAGCAAAACCTGGTTTAGTATAACATATTACCCAAGCTTGAGTATAACCCAGTGTTCCGCCATTAGCTTGTTGGCTTGTCATCCATAATGGTAACAAACGACTATCATATTCTTGTCCTACAACTTGACTTACACGATTACGCATATTAAATAAACTATTTGGATATAGTGTTTGTGCAAAACCAGGTGTTAAACTAGTATAATAATCTTGTCCTAATACAGTATCATAACTAGTAAAGATATCAGTAATACTAGTGTACCATGGACCTAATCCTAAATCGATTGGTCTTGGCCAATATATTTCTTGTTGAATACTTGTTCCGGATGGATTAACTAAATTGTCAATAACTTCACTATATACTACCTCGTAGATTATTTCTCCCAAACTATTCTTTGCAACAGCAGTTTTTATTTCACCTAAAGTAATATTTCTCCAATAATGATTCTGAGTTACAGCCGCTAAATATTCATCAATTGCACTTGCATATATACCGTAGGCATGTTCATATATTATACTAGTTGACTTACCAAAATATATGTCATTGGGTCTATACACCATTGCTTCTGGAATTAATGTTTCACTTGTTAATAAAGTGTTTAATATATTTCTATCATTTATGCTAGGAGCTGCCTTAATATATAGTGTATCTGTTGGCTGAGTATATTCTTGTAATACGGTTACTGTAAACGTTTTACTAGCTTGTACTACTGGGTATAAAGGTGAATATGCTTGAATAGTAAATGTAAATATTGTTTCAGCATTTTGTTCTAATAGTGTATCGGTTGGTTGATCGGCTACTCTACCTGTTATTTCTCCGTTAGATAATAATATTAGATTAGGAGGTAATGCTCCACTAGTTATTCTATATGATATTGCAGTATCAGCTACCGCATAAACATTTAATGTACTTATAGTACTATTAAATATTGATCCTAAGTCAGAAGGAGTTTCCCATATTATTGTATCAGTAATATCATTACTTAAATTATAACTGAAATTAAAATTAGTTGTACCTATACTAACGCTATCTGTTTTATATACATTTACTTCAAAATTAAAAGTACTTAAACCAGTTGAATTTAATGTGGGTGTTCCGGTAATCCACCCTGTTTCAGTATCACCGGTTAAATCTGCAGGTAAATCAACATATGAATATGTTAATGAACTTCCATCAAAATCATAACCTATTATCTTAAATGTAAAATATTCTCCACTACGTATTGTACCTATAAAGGCATTAACAGTAGGACTTACTGGGGGTAATATATAATAACCACTGTACGGATCAGAATCAGTAATTATAAAAGTTTTAGGTCTAGTATTAAGTATGGTAGGTATACGTGAATTTATAGTATACCCAGGACCACCTTGACTTACTGGTGTGTTTTGATTTACTACAGTAATAGAATAAGTGGCAGTGTCCCCGCCTAAATTACTTGATAATCTAAGGATAAATGAGTAAGTACGAATAGTAGGTTGACCAAATGATATAGCAGGCAATGTTACTGTCATTGATCCAGATGCTGATGTTAATGGGAATACATTACCATTTTGTGTAGAGGTTATAGTAAAAGTGGTAGAACTATTAATAGTTTTAATATAATATGTTTCTCCCTCTTCTATTCCGCCAAATGCAGTAGAAGTAAAAACTACGGGACGACCTATTGTAAATTGTGTAGTGCTTGTACATGTTATCAAATAACTAGTTCCGTCAGTAATAGTAGCGTTAGTTTCTACTTCAGTTAATGTGACACTAACTGTCGGTGGATTAGCATATCCTCTAATTAAGCCAGCTGAGTTAATTTCTAAACCCGGGGGCAAAATACCTTCTTGTAATTCTACTACAACTTCATTAGTGTTATCAGGATTTGAATATTCAATTGGTAATTCTATCCATACACTATCTAATGTGTTTAACACACTGCCGGCAGGAGTAGTAAATTCAGGAATAGCTGATCCTGATACAGTCATTGAAAATGTTCTATCACGTATATTAGATAAATTGTCAGTTGCTCTAATTGTAAAAGTAGTAGTAGTATCTACCGTAACTAATGCAGGAGTTCCGCCTATTATTCCACTAGATGTAATATTTGTACCGGGAGGCAATGTGCCACTTAGTAAAGTATATGTTATTGTTGTGGCGGGAGATACAGGTGATGCTGATAACTGTGTTGCCATTAATATAGTGGCTGGATATGTTCCTATAGTACCGGCAGATGTATTCCAAATTGGTTGTGCCATATTAATGTGCGCCTAAATTTTCTAATGCTAAGTGATAGTGATGTTTTCTATCTTCTAACCCAATCGTGCCACCATTGATACGTTTTGTTAATGTAATGAAGTCATCTTTATCACAAAACTGATTTAGTTTATTGTTATCCCAAAACCAACCTGCACTTGCAACAGCACCATTTGGTGTTTCTAAATATCTTACTGTATCTTCTAAACTCATATCCAATGCTTCGGCAAAACGTGTATAGTTATCACGACCAGTCAACTGAATCAATCCACGACCTCTGAATCTGAATCCATCACCACTATTTTCATCACCGTTCTTCATACGATTAGCATATACACGATTAGCAATCATTTCCGGCTTGCGTTCATATTGCTTTGCTAGTTCTTCATTAGGGAAATACTTTTTGAACGTACCCATCAATCCTTTTGCTGAGTAGTTTAAGTTTTCAACAACCGCATTAAATCCACCCGATTCGTGTGCTATCTGTGCTAAGAAACCTGCAACTCTACGTGGGTTTTCAAACATCTCATAGTATTCTGCTACTGTGTTTAGTGGTTCTACATAACCCTCTAATATAGAGCGTTTTGTTTTTGGACACATTGCTGTTAATAATTCTATTGTTACCATTAATTTTCCTTATGCGTATGAAGCACCAACTGTATACCATTGGGTGCTTGATATTGCTATATATTGTAATGTTGCTAATGTAGTTTGACTATATCCAACATTTGTTGCTAATGAGTTGACTGCCGCACCTGATGCTGGATATACTAACAATGTGTTAGCACTTGTATTGACAATAACTATTGCCATACCAGCTACTGCAGTTGGTAATACTACACCTGCGCCGCTAGCTACTGTTGAAACTCTATTAAATTCAGTAGTCAATGCTGTACCGGTACCTTGAGTAGAACCGGCTGCTGAAACTGCCGCATTAACTGAACGAATATGATAGCTTGTTGCAATAACATTAGCACCCTGAACATTACCACTTGAAGTCATACTAGTTAAAGTACCAACACTAGTAATATTACCTTGTGCGGCTGTTGTTACAGTACCTGCGGTAGTAGCACTACTAACTGTACCACTTACATTTGCACCTGCTACTGCATTAGCTGTTGTAGCAAATGTAGCAAGTCCAACAGCACCACTTACATTACCGCCTGCTACACTATTAGCAGTACCTGCGGTAGTAGCACTAGTAGCTGCTCCGCTTAGTGCGCCAACGAATGTTGTGGCTGTAATAGATGCATTAGCTAAGTTAGCACTAATTGATGTATTGAATACGGCTGATGAATTACCATTAGCGGATGATGTTGTAAATCTAGGATAAACTGTTGTAGCAGATGAAGTATTTTGTAACAAGGCTGAAGCATTTGTTGCGCTAGTTGCCGTATTAGCTGTTCCGTAAAAATTACCAATAAAGTAATTAGCAGTAGCTGAGTTACCTAAATTAGCACTACCAGTAGTAGTAAGACTGATATTTCCTGCAGTAATATTACCAGATCCCATTGAAAGATAACCAGTTGTATTAATGATTAAGTAATCTAATGTGCCAAGTAATTTAATATTGGATTGTTGATTGGATGCTGTTGTTAATGTGCCGGTTATTAGTGTAGCACCTAAATTACCAACGTTAGCATTACCTGTTACAGATAATGTTCCTGTAATATCTAATTGAGGATCGTTAAATTTAATATTAGCACCAGCGTTAATAGTGTTTGATCCGCTACTCAATAACAATGTATTTGCGGCCCCCGGAATAGATTGATTAATAATAGAAGAAAATAACAAGTTACCATTACCATCACTTTGTAATAGTTGTCCACTACTTCCACCTGTAATCTTAACATTACCTATTGCTCCTAAATTAGCTGTGCCACTAACAGTTAGTCCTGTTAGTGTTCCTAAACTAGTAATACTAGATTGTGATGCAGTTAAAATATTACCACTTAAATTTCCAGTAATAGTACCAGTGGCATTTATAGTTCCAGTTACATTAACACCTGTTCCTGTTACAACTAATATATTAGCATTACCAACAGCACTAACGTTAATATTGCCATTAGCATTTGGAATATTGACATTACTATTACCATTAAGAAGTATTACTCCGGCGCTTAAATTTGTAAGATTACTTCCATCTCCCTGTAGATATTGTGCTTTAATTATACCACTATTAGCATAAACATTGCCACTAGTAATATTACCCGTTACAGTTAAACTAGTTAATGTGCCAACACTGGTAATATTAGGTTGAGCATTAGTTGTTACAGTACCGGCTGTATTAGCATTACCGTAAAGATTGCCAATAAAATAATTAGCAGTTACTGCATTACCTAAATTAGCATTTCCAGCGGAAATATTTCCGGATACGGTTAAATAACCATTTACATTTGATCCAGTACCAGTGACAACTACAATATTTGCATTACCGGCAGCAGTAGTATTAACATTTCCATTTAATTCAACTGTTACGTTACTAGATCCACTAACAATGCTTGAGCCAGCTGTTATAACTAAACCAGTTAATCCACTTCCGTCTCCGGTAAATTTGCCACCGACGCCGGCAGTGATGTTTGAAGCTGTGATATTACCGGTAACTGATAAATTACCCAATGTACCAATACTAGTAATGTTTGGTTGTTCGGCTGTAGTTAATGTTCCTGTTAAATTGACTGCACCAATTGTTCCTGAATTAGCATAAACATTTCCTGCTGTTAGATTACCTGTTACTGATAAATTACTTAGTGTTCCGACACTGGTAATATTAGGTTGACTGTTAGAATTTGATGTTAGTGTTCCATTAAGATTTGCTAATGCACTGCTTACACCGGAAAAATTACCTGAAAAAACATTTGCTGGATTAATATCGATCACCAATGTTTGAATAGAACTATTAATGACGGCAGTTGTCCCACCGTTACTGCCTTGGCCAATACTTAACGAACTCGTACTAACTACTACCTGTGCTAGGTTAGCAGTAACAATTACATTACCGGTGGGGGCATTAACAGCAATACCTGCACCCCCATTTACTGAAGTTACACTACCAGCAGTAACTGTAGAAAACAATTCATCAAAATTGTTCTGTACTTTTGCAAATGCCGTTCTAATAGCATCCGCATCCGGATCGTCTGGGAATGTACCAAAGTCTATATTTTGTTGCGCCATATCTATGTTACCTTATCTAGTATTTATCGTTTTTCTACAAACACTATAGCCAAAAAAATACCCGACTATTGCCGGGTACTTCTGAGTACTATTAATTACTTAATACCACTTAATTTACGCCAATCTGTTAACAAATCAGTAGATTCTTTCATTGGGTTACCTAAACGATTTTCTTGGGCGATAGCAACAGCAGGGATCGTTGATTGACCATTACCTGCAACATTAATTTTTCTCTTGTTTACACCACCTGTAATAACGTTAGTCATGAAGTCTATATCAGCTTCAAATGTATCATCTGCGCCATTAGCTAATGATTCTTCTAAATCTTCTTCAGTTTCACTAGCTACATCAGCTATGTCTACACCCTCTGCTCCTGCATTAGATGCTTCACCACCGTCGCCACCTTCTTCAAGTGGGGCATCTGTATCAGCAAAGTTTTTACCGGCTGCTGTTGCGAGTGCGGCATCACGTGTAGCATCTGATTGTTCTTCTTCAGCTTCGTCATTATTGTTAGGATTGATTTCTTCGGCAACTTCTTCGTCTGCCTGAGGTATTGTTTCATTTTCTTCAACTGCTTCTCCACATGAATGACCTTCTTCCATCATTCCACCGCAACTTTCACATGTTTCTTCTTCACTATGATCATGGCCGTGCATTTCTTCACCACCTTCTTCTTCATAATCACCGTTTGATTGAGCAGGGCCTTGACCAGTCATTTTACGAATTAGTGATAACATGTCGTCATGGTCATCAACTACTTCAATATTAGCTTGAGGACCTTCACCACCATCAACATCAACTGTCATTGGTTGACCCGCTTGAGGTTGACCCACATCATCACCACCAAACAAACCTAAACCTGCTGATTTGATTATACCTAATAATTGGTCAGCTTCTGCATCTTGTGCTGAAACACTTACTGAATCAGGAGTACCTTGTTGACCTTTACTGATACTAACAGTCATGCCTTCAGTAACATCTTTTCCTTCTAAGATAGAATTCAATTCTTTTTCCCATGCTTCAAAAGCGAATGGACTTTCTACTACTTCTTTATCTTTGAAAGTTTGACCAAATGCCTTAAATGTATTGCCCGGAGTCTTAATTGCTTGTTGCTTCATGTAAGAAGTTTTATCCATTTCGTACATGTCATCTTCCATAGTAGGTGTATGAGCACCGTAACTAGCCATATCAGCTACTTCATTATTTGCCTCACCTACATAACCTTGAATTGGCATTTGACCATAGCACTCATCTAGACCTTCTTTGTAGCCTTCGTGATAGTGTCTTGATTCTTCCATGTCATCGTAACGGCAATTATAGCCTTCTTTAGTAAGAGCATGTGCTTTACCCATATGGCGGGCTGCCTTTAGTCTATGATCCATACCTTCTTTCACTTTCTTTTTCGTCAAATCGTTTTTGTCCTTGCCGCCTTTTTCATCTTTACCTAATCGCCCAGCAATAACATCGCCTCTAGTTACTTTGTCATATGGTTTAGCATTGTTAGCTAAGTTGCCATCGCCTTTGCTTTCGTCTAATGTTTTCTTACAATCAGCTACCATTTGTTTTAATTCTTTCTGATCACAATCAGGGTGCATTTTACAAATTTCTGCTACAGATTTTCCATCTTGACACATTTTCTTAATATGTGCCATTGATGGTAATTTCTTTTTCTCATCATATTCAATGTCTTTGGTAACTTTCTTGCCAGCACGTTCGGCTTTAGCATCATCTTTACCTTTATGTTTCATATCATATTCTAAGTCTTTAGTAACTTTCTTACCTGCTGTTTCAGCTTTGTTATCAGCTTTAGCACGTGCTTCGCTCATTGGACTCAACAAACTATCGTTTGGTGGTTGATCAGCTTCTTTAATTTTCTTCATTTGTGCGCCTGCAATTTTTGTTGCGGCTTCTTTGCCATACTTTGGTGTTAGCTTACGAACTAATGCGTCAAAGCCTGTAGTAGCATTGTTATGCTTACCGATATCTTCTTCGTGCATTTGATCAGGCATTAAAGTCATTTCACCCTTGCCAATAGATTGTTTAATCTGATTAGCTAATTGTAGGTTATCAACTGTACCTAATGTCTTATTACCTTGAGCAATAACTTGTGTTTGCTTTTGCGGTTGACCTGCAACTTGTTGATCGGGCATTGCTGACTTTTGACCCATTGATGTTTGACCAGGTTGTTTAGGCATTTGACTTGCTGGTTTAATTTGAATCTGTTCTGCTTCCAACAATGCTTTGTCTAGTGAATCAAAATATTCTTTTAGACCTTTTTTCTTTGTTTTAGTCTCAGGATCAGTACCGTCATCTTTTTTGTTATCAGCATGACTTTGTGATTTACCTTTAATTACGGTAGTTTTCTTTTTGTCATGTTTAGGTAATTTAACATCTTTGCCAGACTTAACACCAAACGCACTGAAGTCATACTTTTTAGTTTCACCTGAATCGTCAGCATCTTTCTTAGGACGGCCCTTGCCCTTTTTCACAGCAGCGGCTTTAACTTTATGACCTTCGTCATCTTCGTCATCTTTACGACCATAACCACCTGGCTCAGCAGTATGCTTTAGTCCAGTTTTTGTTTTTTCTTTTGCTTCGTTCAACTGGTCTAGTTGTGATAATAAACTTTTGAAATCCATGTTATGTTCCTTTTATTTTGATACGCTAGCGCCAGTCGCCGGCTTCGGTGGACGTGTAATAGTACTCATCGGACTCTTATCGCCTAATTTCTTGTCATCCAAATATGGCTTGAACGGATCAAACGCATTAGGAGTCTTTTGTCCTGAATAAGGGATATCAATAGTTGAACCCTTCATTTGGTCTTTGATGCTAGTTAAATAACTGTCACCGTATGCTTTATTTGCTTCTTTAGCACCAGGTTGTTCTTCTAATTCAGGATGTAACAACAATGGATTGTGATCCATTTCATTAGCATACCCTACCTGTTCACTATTAATACTATCATCAAAATCAGTAGAAATTACACGAACCATATTGATGTTGTATCCTAATAATTGAGCAATTTGCTGAATCATTGGTTCAGTAGCTGGATATCTAAAATCTGCTTTAATGATAGTAATACTTTGATTACTCAAATTAGGAAATCCATATGGTGATTTCTGTATAGGTGTCTTAGTTGGATCACTGATTCTGATTGGGTCAAACTTGTTTAGATTGTACTTAAACATGTCTATAAAGTTTTTATCCACGTCACCAGCAATCTTTATAGTATAATTATAACTTTTAAGACTTTCGGTTATGTATGTTTTTAGGCTTTTCATTGCGTTATTCCTGTATTATGTATTTATCATTGGTCGTTTGTTTTACTAGCCAACATCTTTAACAACTCATTGCGGTCTAGTGCTTTGCCCTCACCTACCGGAGTATTCTCTATCTCTTCGGATTTGCTAGCTAATTTCTGATCCAACTGTGCTTTTTTAAGTTGTAAATCAATCATTTTTAACTTTTTATTAAGCTTTGCTGTTTTAGCAGTAATAGCATGGCCAAGCATATTACTTGCTACGCCAAATATTTCACTAGAAAATCTACTATCAACTTGCATTCCCAAGTCACTCAAATCCTTAAAACTATCAACAGCCATTTGTGCTAGTTCATCTAGTTCGGTGTCACTCGCTTCTAGTCCACGAACTTGCGGCAATGCCTGGTCAATTTTTTCTAATGCACTTAACGCATCAGTTGTTATTTCATTTGCATTTTCTGGAATAGGAAAATGCAAGCTATCTATTTCATCTTGTGGTAACTCAAATAATTCGTTTAATTTTTTTGTCATACAAGTATTTAGTTACTTGTTTCGCCCATTGTAGAAAAGGTCATCTTCAGTAATTACACGGAAGATATATCCATGATGTTTACAATAGGCCATTGCAGCCTGCCATTTAGCATGATTAATTGCTACTACCATTCTGTCTTTAGCATTAGCAACTTTACTTTCTATAAGACTTTGTTTTTTAGGCTTAATCTCAACTATCTCCGCAATATTCTTACCATACTTGTTTTGATAAACTACAAAAAAGTCTGGAATATACGTTTTAGGTTGACCGGTAAATGGATTACGATATGGTACACTTATTGCTTCACTAGCCCAATACAATACGTTTTTGTTATTATCACAAAAATTCATAAATGTAAGTTCCCATCCACTACGATATCTAGGGGTATGTTTACCTACATATTTTTGAACATTTTTTGGGGTGAATATACCTTGAGCATACTTTGCCATGATTATTGCACGATATTACGTGCTACTGGTTGATTTGATTGCGGTACTGTACTTACACCATATAAACTTGTTTTAGATTTAAAACTGTTTAGATAGTATGATATAACTTGATTCATTTGTAGTTTACTACCTGTACCTTGAATTTGTCCTAATAAATCTAATACAGGTATACCTGTCTCTTGTGCTATTCTAAATAAAAATGAAGTAAAATTACCTGCGATAGCTTTAGTATCGCATACAGTTTTAAAATAACCGTTAACAATATCAAATTCATTTCCGTTCACTACCATATTAAATGCGTAGAAATCGTCAAATATCTTAACTGTTAAATCAAGAGAAGTACGGTCGTCTATAATTCTTGCCATGTGTTATCCTCCTGTACTATTTATATTAGGGGGAACCACTGCTCTACCATTTGCTTGTTGTTTTTGATTTGGAGTAGAACCGTATATTAAAGTATTAAATAACACATTTCTACCGGTGTTGTTTAATGGATTCATAATAGCATTAGTGATACCAGTTGTTACTTCACTTCTAATAGCTTGCTTCAAATTTATATTTTTAAGAGTATTATATGTGGCACCTGCTTTTTGTATAGCACCTAAAACATTTTTGTTATCACCTGACAAATCACTAATAACCCCGCCAACCCCGTCTACTAATCCACCCTGACCTAGTATACTAGACTGACTACCCGGACGTGTAATAGGACTAGGGACTCTATCATAATTTGAATTAAGTCCAAACCCTGCAACAATGTCACTAGGTTTAGTTCCATCGATGGCACCTTGAAAATATTTTACAGTTTCATAATCTAATGTCATTGTATTTGTCATTGTACCATTACCCTGTGAGTAATCGTAGGTGTCATGTGCAAATCTATTAATGATAGGGTTAATCAACGTGTAAGCTACATAATTATGTTGATTAAAACCAAATATTGTAACATTCTTAAAGAACGGAATTTTAGTTTGACCTGTTGCGGCTTGTGTGTTACTAGCAGGACTATCAGGTGTTTCTCCTACATAGCCCCAATTAGTATTACCGGTAATAGATTGTGAATAAATGTTTCTTGCGTTATAGTTTGTATTATTAGGACTATTTGTACTACCGTTGCCTGTTTGCTGTGCCTGTCTTCCTGATACTGATGCTACTGGTATACTTGCATCCTTATAATAATATGTATAGTAATTATACCACATGTTACGTATTAAATTTCCATTATCATCATGGAAGTTAATATCTATGGGATCATATTTAATTTTTGTTTGCACGATACGTTTACGATTATATTGATTCATCGTATGCGTATCAAAGGTATAGCTTGGTAATTTTACAGATTTAACAGCTAAACCAAAGTTTGCACCTTGAGGTAATCCTACTGCATATGCACTTTGATTGATTTCAAAATACACATGGAATAGGAATTTAAATTTAGGTGCGTATTGATATGAAGTGGGTCTAAATGTCTTACTAGCGTGAGTATAGTCACGCAGGTAGTCGTTGCCAAAGAATCCTCCGGCAGCGTCTGTTAATAAGTTTTGAAAGAATCCAGCCATTTAATATATTAAAATATATTAACCTTGACCAGCACCAATACCTGTTGCTGATGTACCACCCAAAGCACGACCAACACTTGTGCCAACACCAGATGTTAACGGTGATTGAACCGCATTATCATAGCGAATTGATAATTGTATTGTTACAACCTCATTTGAACTATAAGCCAAGTTATTATAATTAGCTGCCTGTAAGAAACAACCATATACTTCCCAAGTTTCTAACACAATTGGAGTAGCAGTTCCGTTACCACCGTCTAAGATTTCAATGTTTGTTTGAAACTTATAATCTTGACCGGTTGCAGCCGAAGCTTGTTCAACAAAGTCCATTTGCTTCTGTAATTGTTGTCCAACCAGTGCTGAAACACTACCTGACGCATCATCTCTAACATTAATAGTTAGAGGTTGCCATTCGTGTCTACCTGCCAAATACATAGTAGAGTTATAAATTGGTATAGTAATTTCACCAAAACTAACTGAAGGGCGAGTTACGTCAATAACTTGCTTTGTCAATTCATTTGTGGCATTGTTAGTACCGAAATTTAAAAAGTTAACTCTAAAACGATATTGTAGTTTGGGCATTAGTAAGCCCTGATTTCCGCCAGCGTTGTCTGACGCTACGGTCATGTTAAACAATGATTGTGAGGCTATTGCCATGTTTTTCTCCTGTTATTAATATTTATCTATTTAAATAGATACCCCTTTTGGGGTATCATATTTTATTATTGTCCACCAAGCTCGCCTGTGTTCAATATACGAACTGGGATATAGATGAATTCAGCTGCCTTAACAGGCTCAACTGCAACGTCAATCCATAATTCATTTCTATCGATTCTTGCCGGTGTGTTGTTACTTTCGTCACAAACAACAAGATAATCATATAGACCACGTTTAGCAACTAAATCAACCATCAATGTTTGTACAACACCTGCAATTTGATTGCGTGTCAATGCATCATTAGGTTCAAATACAAACGGTCTTGCTGCCAATGTTAATTGTCTACGTATGTAAGCAACTAAACGAGCAACGTTAGTTCTGTCTAATGCACTTGAACTGTTAAAGCTTGTCTTGTTACCGTAGTTTAATAATCCAACACCAGTAAAGAATACTAAAGGATTAATAAAGTTGATATACAATACATCACGAATACCTAAACGTGTTTTTATTGGTTGAAACTCACCAGTTGCACTATCAACATATCCAATGCTTAATGCATTGTCAATTGTACCACGACGAGTACCTGCAGCCGCTAACCAAGGATAACTTATAGTATCATTACGTAAGAATGTACGCAACATCATATATGATGGGGGTACTGCTACCTGATTACCTTGTAAGTCTGTCGCTAATCCACTTGGATAAAATAGACCCATATAAGTGTCACGATTTACTAGACCTTCTTCGCCTGTACTTGCTGCACCAGCTTCATTATTAGCCCATGCTTGAATTGCAGTAGCATCATCTGGTAATCTCATTGGTGTATCACCTAGAATATAACCAGTTTGACCACGATCATTATTCAATGTAATCATACCAGGTTGTAGTTCTGGATAGTTAGGTGTTGCAAGTAAGTTGAAGAAGTTATCTTCATCACGTATTGCTGTGTTAGTAGCAATTGCCGCATTCAATGATTGTACAACCATTGCACGTTGTGCTTTACGACCCATATAAGGGGCACCATTTGTTTGATTACCACTAACTGTTACCCAAGTACTAGTAAATGTGGGTAATGTATCGTCCGGGAAAGTTGTACTATTAAAGTAATCAACCATATATTGTTTTACATTGTAACCATTACGGCGTGTGTTGAATAACAACATACCTGATGGATATAATGTTGGATCCGGTGCATCTAAATCAAGATTGTTACTCGTCAACAAACTAACAATTGTTGGGATAGGATCATCTACTGGACTAATAGTATCCTGATCATCTGACCAACGTGCATCAGCAAATACTACACCTGTACTACCTGTTTGGTCTGTATTGTCTATCAACACCCACTGATCGGTACCACTAACACTTTGCCAACGACTAATTACTGGGTAGTTTTCTAAATCACTAGTATCAATCCATATATCACCGTATTCTAATACAGTTCCATCACTTTGTACTGATGGTGCAGTAGCACTAATTAATGGGCCATTTGGATCAGTTACATTAGTTCCACTTGGTAGAGGGAAACCACTACTATCATAATCTCTATTACCATAACCATACCATGAACCAGCGTAATTAACCATAATGTCAACTTGGTCAACTACACTGTAAAACCAATTCGTATCATTAGCAGGAGCTACATTTGGTTCACCTTCATTAGCAATATATGTAAATTCTACCCAATTACTTAATTGTGAAGTAAAGTTTGCTGGTGGTGTACCTGATATATATGTACACGATGTTGCTGCTCCTGCAGAAATTGATGTTATTTCAACAACCAAATCATTTGCCGGTGTCGCTCCGCCTAAACTAGTACCTAATATAGTAACAGTATCACCGACAGCATAACCGGAGCCACCGGCTTGAACTCCGTCACCCACAAGAACATAGTTACCAGGAGTAACAATATTAACATTAAATGTAGCCGATGTTCCTGAACCTGAACTAGATCCTTGTGCTAATCCTGTAAATGTAGCCTCGCTAGCAGGACCGTATTTTACACCAGTTGTTGTACCTTCTATAAATCCGGCTTCTGTTAGTAAACCATTAGATACATTGATATTTGTAAATGTACTATTTACAAAATCACTTAATACAATTTCGCCACCGGTAGTATGTGTTAATTGTATAGAACCATCAGTAGTTACACTTGCTGTTGTATAAGGTATACTAGCGGCCGCCCATGAAGTGACAAAATCAGTAGCATCTGTATTGTCTGCTAATGTAAATTGATAAGCTGAACTTAATGCGGAACTTCCGGGTACTGATACAAACACATTCATATAATATGGTCCGCTTGTGAAGTCCGGGGCTGTATTAGAACCAGTAATTACTGTTGGACCGGTTGCTATTCTTTCCCACATGTAAAAAGGAGCAGTACTTCCTGGGTTTGTTCCTGTAAGATTATATGCATATTGTCCATATATTGTACCAGCGGGAATAGCTTGTCCACCGGTGGCATCTAAATTATTAGTTGCTACCCAATCACTTGTTGCTAATGATATATTTTTAGCTTGGAATGATTGTGTTGCACCATTAAATACAGATAATACTGGATTTAAACCAGTACCGGCTGAACCAACTTTAATCCATACTGAACCTGTTGGTCTAGGAGTAGTTTGATTACTACCCCATAATGGCATTTGAGCACTTGTGCCATATCCGATTACTGGTTGATTATATGTTCCTGCAGTAATGCCTATATCAGTAAGAACTGTTCCAGTACCGGCTGCGATAATAAGACTTGTTGTACCGGAAGTAATACGTTGATTACTGAATAAACATAACTTACCACTACGCACTTCAGCAGATAATCCTGTCCATCCTAAAGCATTAATTGCGGCAGCAACACCTGCTACATTATTATTAGTTGATGCCGGAACTGTAATAGTTGCTGTTACTCCTGTTATACCTGACATATTAATTGTAAATGTATCAGCGGCTGTTAATGTTGGATTGGAATTTGTGCCTTGAATAGCAGGTACATCTGATCTCCATTCAGGACTTCCTAAAAATTCCCAAACATTAGATGTTGTTTTATACCAATATGTTCTATTAGTTCCGTCGGCTGAAGTAGTAATTTGAATTGCATTTACAGCATAATCACCGATGTTACCTATGCTACTTAATGGAACTCCTGCAGTTAAATCACTTGCATTCGTAATAACAATTGGAGTTTGTAATGTAAATTGTGCTGTGGTCTGATTAAATTCATATATACCCCATGTACTTGTAGTAGTATCTAACCAATATGTACCGTCAGCTGGATTGCCAACTGGGCGACCTGTTTGACCAACTAAACTAGCTAAGTCAATATCAGCACGTAAAATATAACAACGGTTTGTTACACCTAATGTGCTATAGGCTGCTAACAACCCATATTCATTTAACTCATAACCTTGAATTGGTGTACCATTTGTCGTTGTATAGAAGAATGGTGAACCATATAAGTTTACTAAGTCTCGTTGACTTGTTACTTGGAATAGTTTATTTGCGTTAGCGGCTGTTGTTGCGGCTGCTACACCTGTTCCAGATGCATCAGCTTTGTTTTGTGCTGTTGCTAATAGAATAAGCGGGACTGAATTCGTTGGGGCTGGAAGATATTGACTCTGGTCAATGATCGTTACTTCTACGCCTGGAGATGTTAATGCCATTTTATATTTCCTTTATGTAAAATTTTAAGGTTTACTACCTGTTTGCATACTAATATTTATCAAATACTTAAAAAAAGACATACTTACTGTGCCTTCGAAGGTTTTATGAGTAAATACATGATGAGACCTATATGCAATACATGTGGAAAGAATCATTCTGCCGTTAACTATAACCGAGCAGGAGTAACACACTATAGAAGCATGTGTGATGAGTGTGGTAGAAAGAAAAATAAGCTTAAACCTAGAAGCCCTAAATGGAAAACTAAAGGTTATAAGAAAAAAACCGCATGTGATTTATGCGGCTTCAAAGGACTATTCACTAGTCAAATTACCGTATTTCATATTGACGGTAATCTGGACAATGCAGAAATGTCTAATCTACGTAGTATTTGTCTTAACTGTGTAGAGGTAGTTAAAAAGAAAGAAGTTACTTGGAAACGAGGAGACTTACAGGTTGACCACTGAGTTGACTTGTTTATGTAACTCATCAATTGAACCATTGTTATCAATATAGTGGTCATACAATAATCCGATACTGCTGTATTCACTGGCATGAACTGCATAATTAGCTAACTCTACCATAGCTTTTTGTCGTTGTTCACTACCTTCAGGTTCATTGTTATAATCTACTGCCGCACTATACCAAACTGGTCTTTCACCACGACTAACACGCATTGTAACAGCACCTACATTCTTTAATGCCTTAACTTCATTGGCAAAACGACAGTCAGTAATCACAATGTTTTCATCTGTTTGTCGTAGTTTATTCTCTACACTTGCTACCCAAATATCAGTGTGAAAGTTGTTACGGCATACTTCTGTACCCCAGTATTGTAATACCCAACGAGGGGTAATATTCATACCTAGTCGTTCACTCCACCATTCATCACGTTGCTCTCGCCAAGCTCTACTAGTTTTAGTAGAACCTTCTAAGTATTCTCTATTCCAACCAAATACTGCGGCTACTGCGTCTTTCAATGAAGCCGCATAACTCAATCGTTTAAATCCGTGAAATGTAGTAAGATAGTCAGCAATCGTATCTTTACCTGACCCAATCAATCCTGTAACGCCAATAATCATATGGTAACTCCTGTAATATATATTGTACTACAGGATAGTTGTAAAGTAAAGAGTTTAGGTTATCTTTAATTATATTATTCACCACTATCAGAGTTAACTAACTTGATGTTAGATATTTGCTGTTGTGGATAAAAACAAACGCCTTGTCTAAACCCATAATCAACGGAATACGGGGTATATATAACCCCGTCATACCCAGCTGCCTTTATCTTTGGAAGAGAGTCGCTAGCATGACCTTCATATCCTGCTTTCTGATCTAGCACAACATAGGGATTTTTCAAAGTTATCTTTATTTTGTAAAGATAGTTACCTTCCCATGTGTATCTATCATCACTGAAATAAAATTCGTCTGTTGGGAGAATTCTTTTTATTTTTGAATCGGAAGAATGGTAGGCAGTAAAGGTAATCGGCTTACCAAATTTGAAAGAATCAAAATTACCCTCCGTCACACCTTGCACCCCAACGTAGGCTTTGATAGTAGGAATGCCCAGTTCCTTAACTGCGTTGGCTCTGTGATAGCCATCTAAAATATATTTGCCACCCAATACAATAGGAGGTGCCTTACTCTGATCCATCTTTTTATATCGTTCAACTTTTTCTCTGTCTAAACCCGGTAAATCTGTTTTAAGTGTATTTGTTGGGATATCTTTTAAAACAAACTTACTGAATGTGTTTACGTGATTGAGATAATCTTGGTGTAGATTAGTATCGTGGTGCTGTCTTAGATATGCAATCATATCATCAGTAGACATACTGTTTGAGACACCTTCCGCCACAGCTTGCTCTACACTTTCGCTTGTATAAGTTGCCCCATAACCTACCCAAGCAGGTGCGGTGTATCCTTGAGGGAATTCCTTCAAATGTTGAATAGTTCTGTGCCAACCTTCAATCAAATCATAACCGTTTGATAATTTAGCAACGATAATAGGTTCTTCACTCACGCCCTTTTGTTGGATCATTTTTAATTGATGTGCGTGTCTTTCAGCGTCACGCGGCACTTGAAAAGGATTAGAACTACCACCTTCACGACTCAAAATCATTCTTTGCGTTTTAGGAGTAAAGATGTCCATGGTTATTGGTAGTTTTTCTAAACGCCATTGCACTTTACCAAAATCATTTCTGTTTCTTTTTAGAAAGTCATCTAACTCGGCTTGATTACGAATGCCCTTTGCTTGTTGATATAAAAAATCTCGTTGCACATATTCAGGCCATTGTGTTCTTGGAAATTTAGACTGAACCCA